GAAGAAAAATTATTTAGTAGTATTTTAGATAAACTTAATCTTCTTGGTGATGATGGTAAAGGTTTATTCTTAGTTGATAAAGATTTAGGTAATCTTGCAGCGGCTTAAATTTACTTTTTTTGAAATACCTGGCTTTTAGCTAGGTATTTTTTATAAAAAAATTATATTGGCTATTTATAAATCAAATAAGATTTTTTATTAAATTTTTTCTTGCTCATAGACTAAATATCCGTATAATTCGAATCATAAATATTGCCTGGGTGGCGAAATTGGTAGACGCAGCGGATTCAAAATCCGCCGGTGAATAACCGTGTCGGTTCGAGTCCGACCCTAGGCACCAAATATAAATCCCCGCTCCTTGAGCGGGGATTTTTCTTTTATGTATTTTAACCAGTAAAATCAATACCTTACGTTCACATCTGCTATAAAATCCTCATTAATTCAAACCTTGAATATTGCCATTTTTTAAGTATTTTTATATATTTTTATGCATTGATTACGCCAAAATTACGCCAATGCAACATGAAATTTTGACGTACCCTAGCAAAGAAATAGGAGCAAAAAATGGCAACAGTTCGTAAGCGTGGTGATAAATGGCGAGTGGAAATCTATAAAAACGGTGTGCGCAAATCCAAAACTTGCTCAACAAAAGCAGAGGCTACATTGTGGGGCGCGGAGGAAGAAAAGAAAATAGAGTTACATGCGCAAGGATTGCAACCTGATGCATTATTTTCTGATGTCATTAAGCGGTATTTGAATGAAATTACGCCAACAAAACGTGGCGAAAAGCACGAATTTAATCGACTTAATCGTTTTTTATGCCATCCAGTTACGGATAAATATATATCTGATGTGAGTCGCAGAGATATTGAGGATTGGATTGCGGAGCGATTGGAATCGGTAAAAAGCGAAAGTGTGCGCCGTGAGTTATCTACGATAGGTCATATATTCAAAATTGCTGTTGAGCGATGGGGGTATATACAAAAAAGCCCAATGGTAGGCATACAATTACCCGAAAAAGGAAAGCCACGGACTCAGCGAGTAACAGAAGAAGATATTAATGCTATTGTGGCTGTTAGTGGATATGTTGACGCGCTCAAAACCGCAAAAGCGAGAACGGCTGCGGCAATGCTGTTTGCCGTTGAAACAGCAATGAGAGCAGGAGAAATTTGTAGTCTTAGTTGGGATAATGTAAATTTTGAGAAACGTACTGCATTTTTGCCTATGACAAAAAACGGTACATCAAGAACTGTGCCATTGACTAAAAATGCAATCGCTATTTTAGAGAGATTAAAAAGTGAGATAGGTGATGAGGGATTGTGTTTTGATATTAAGTCAAATGTGCTTGATGCAACATTTCGAAAACTCAAAAAACTTGCCGAGCGAGACTATTTGCATTTTCACGATACGCGGCGTGAGGCATTGACTAGGCTATCTAAAAAGGTGGATGTGATGACATTAGCCAAAATATCTGGGCATAAAGATATTTCGATTTTGCAAAATGTCTATTATGCCCCTGATATGGCGGAGGTGGCGGCACTACTTGATTAGCTAATACGTTTAGCATTGATACCCCTACCAATAAACAAAACGCCCTTTAATGATGATTTAAAGGGTATTTAAATTAGATATAAGAAACAGCGGAATTACCCGCCGTTTGTCTTAAACTCAATCAATCCACTTATCATTCGTAACCCATATAATTGCAGGTGTCCGTAAATTACTTGCACCTATATCTGGGATAGCGTCATTTCCTCGTATTTTAGGGTTTTCGTGAAATGGCGTAATTCTCATAAAATTACTATCTTGCAGACCGCCAATATATAAGTTTGCAGCGGATCGACCTGTATCGTCATCATATAACGAATAGCTAAGAGACGATACGGCTCTAAACCCAACAGGAATATAACCTTGTGATACTATATCAATACGTCCTGCTTGGCGAGGTATAAATCCACCCTCTTTTTTACCTTTAAAGCCAAATAGGCCCCACGATAAACCACCCATAAAACAGAATACAATGTTGTTTATTCGTTGTAATTTAACATACGCACCTGCTTTTAAATTTTGAGTTTTTAAAGTGATTAAACCTGTATCGCCTGCGGTAACAACCCATTCGTTACCACGCTTCTGCCATTGCCACGCCCCAACATTCGCTCCGTCCGTACTTTCATAAACAGAGCCGTTAGGTTCATTGCCTTTGATTTTACTGCCCGTTGTTTCTGGTTTATCGGGGCGGCCTACCCCAATAATGGTTGTACTCAATAAGCGTATATCTTCGCCAATAGCTTTTATTGTCTCAACAAGATTTCCGCTACTGTTATCCGCCATAATTACACACTCGCTCCGTTTTTAGCATTGGTATAAATTGTCAATAGATCCAACGTGTTATTTGTTTCTAAAGTTGTTATACGGTCTTTGATATTGTTTAATGTTTCAGTTAAAGATTGAGCAACGGCATTGTCGGATACAATACTGTTGATTTTTTGTGCAATTTCAAACAAGGTATCAAGATTTTCGGCTAATTCGCCACCTTTTAATTTGTTTTCAAATTGCGTTAATTGTGCCTGTAATTGAGAATAAGTAACAACATCAGTTGGCAAGCTACCTAAACGTTGTAATAATTCTCGTAATTCTTTATAGTCAGCACCTACTTGTTTTGCAAACGCAACTAAATTATCTTTAGCATTAACTGTCATTTTAGCCCCTTATGCTTTAGCTAGGTTATAAATCAATAATAAATTTGGTAAAATTAAATCATCACAAGTTTGTTCTTTCTTGCTTAATTCAACTTTAATTTTCGTCTGTTTTGTTTTTAACCGAACTTTAAACTTTTCACATTTCATTAGTATCAACTCGCTTAGGAATTTCTTTCGTAATTGAATGTTGTAATGTAAATGTACCTGTTACAATAGCTGATATCTTATCGTCAATTAGTGTGAATATGTCATAATCAGCCATTTCCCATTTAGCGTTAGCTGTATGCACATTTCTAATACTAACAACAATCACATTATCTTTTACTGCAATTTCGCCTGTTCTCGTAGATAGTTTGATTGTTTCGCCTCTGGACGGCTTAATCCACATTTCAAAAGATGCATTGCTTAACCCATTGTAGGCAGTCTCTTCTTCGTCATCATTGACAATTTCAAAGATAAAATCTTTGTCAGTACCTTGATAATGATTTAGATCAATTTGTGTTATTTCGTCCATATCTTACCTCCAATAAAAAACCGCCCGTAGGCGGTATCTCTAATAATTAGATGATTAGATAACAATTTGTCCTTGCTCTTTTAAGTAAGCATAGATGCGGCCTAGATCGATTTCCTCCGTTGTTTTGCCAATGTCATCTTGAGTTAATGGCTGTCCAAAAATGCTTTTTGCTGCGGTTGGATCAATCCATTTATATTCAGAGATGATAGGCGTAAAGTCTGTCACTGCCCCATCATTGTCTGTGCCAGTACCAAGTACATATTTAGCATTAATGGAGCCGTCCTCTTGTCTAGAGTATGCTGCAATAACGGAATACATTGGGTTTAAGATTTTGTTAAATGTTGTCATAGTTTTGTCCTTATTTAGATAAAAATAAAACCCAATCGATTGACTGGGTTACGGTTGCTTAAAATTCGGCTATAAGCAGGAGTGGGTTGATTATGCTCAGGTTTGAGTAATATTCGCTAGATTGCGACGGGAAAGAATGTTTTCTACCAGGGAGGGGCGCAAATTCAGTTGTGGCTAAAATTTTAACAGTTCCATCTTCTTTTACGACAGGAATAACCTCTCCGGCTTCGAACGTGGCTCGCTGATTCCACGATCGGCATAAATCATAATATCCAAGAGGCGAAACTAGGACAAACTCATTATCCCCTAATTTTGTTGAACTGCCCTTTTCTATATTAGACTTAACATGATTAAGATCACTATAATTAATTTTAGATGAACTTAAAGCTGTATTATGGATACGCAAACGCTTTGCATAACCTTTACTGCTATTACAATACTTACAATTTCCGCTCTCATCATAAACTGCAATACCATATTTTGGCACATTTTTTATTCGTTTTAGAGGGACAACTATTTTTAATCTTATTCGAGCGCTTTTTAAGCTTTGATTATTAAAATATCTCCCATCTAACCAGTGGTAAGTATAAGGATTATAAATTTTAACTCCCTCAAAGTTTTCATAGCTAGAAGCAATGGTAGAGACTATTCTAATTTGAAATTTACCATTATATTTTCTAATAAATGGTCGGTAATAATAAAAAAAGCCATCTATATTAAATTTATCGTAGTGCTCCCCACTAGTTTGTTTCTGACCATCAAAATATTTAATAAAACTTCGATTAGCGAAAACAAGAATCTCATCTTCCGAATAGTCATTCGCATTAAGAATATCGCCATTTGGAATGTCCCACCATCCTTGTGTTAATTGACCACTTACGTCAATGTCATGAACGCAAACAAGTAGCTTTTCATCTGTCATTGAAAAGTTTTTCCCAAAAAGTTGAATCCCAAACTTATCCATAAATCACCCCATTACAAGAACGGTTATATTATTGCCGTATGGTTTATTTCGGCAGTGTACCCACTCCCAGTGCAGTACTTTACCTTCAATGCGGAATTTTGGTAGCAAGCTATCGTTACCAAATGTATAACCGCCTGATACAGTATAGACCGCAGTTAAAATATTATCTTCATAAGACTTACTGCCATTTTGTCCGTAAGGAATTGTGAATTTATCTACTAGTAAAACAGTTTTACTCGCAAGATCGAACGTTTGACCGTTTTCATATACTTCAATCCCATACATTCTGTCACCGCCTTTTGATTTTTTCTTTTTTCGATAAAAGAAAGCCACGGCAATAACCGTGGCGATAATTAAAACAAGAATTAAATAGATCATCTTAGTTTTCCTATTTTTAGTCTCGGTCTCCCACTAGTGTCATAAACAATGATGTTTTCATTGTTCATCACAAGCCCTACATTGCCTTGATTAGCCCTCATCTCGACTTGCCCCTGGTTACTCACCTTGAACCGATTGTTAATATTAATCGATCCGCCTGTAATATCACCAAGATCTGCACTAATTGCTGATAGACTAGTTACGTTTAATTTATCTGCAGTTAGAGAGTGTGTCGCAACGTGGTTTGCACCAATACTGTTAGCAGCAACGTGTTTAGCCATCACTGCTCCAGTTGCAATCTCATTAGCGGTAACACTATTAGCTGCTAATTGCTCGGTAGTGATTGTTCTGGTGATGATAGAGCCACCGTGAATAGCGGTTACACCTGCGTTTTGCCATGGGCTAGGTTCGCGGGTATGTTCAGTGCATTCTTCGAGCATTGGGTTTGCAATTTTAAGTGTGGCGCCGGATTGTATGTTACGCATGACGCAAACAACTGATACATAGCCAGAGCTAGGAGCGGTAAAAAATACATGGTTGCGAGTTAATGGGTCAATGCTACCGACATTCTCCTCCATTGCACCGCTTTGTGAGTACCCAGAAATATTCCTACCTTTTCGTTCAGAAAAAGCAAAATTCCTGACCCATGAGACTCCGTCACTAGCAATCTCTTGCACTATTAGCTCGCCAGTGCATTGCCAAGCATCAATAAAGGCTGATAAACAGTATCTTTGGTTAGGCACAACACTAACTACTTGTTCTGCAATATTCCACCAGCTCGACACATCAGAATTAGCCCAAACTTCGGCAATCAAAACAGCTCCATTGGTAACTAATCCATTGAACTTAGTACTTGTCCGTCTTATTAGTCTTGTTGTTTGCCTTGCCAGACTGCCATTACCTCTATTCTCACTCCAGCCATAGGCCTTGTTATCAAAAATAGGATTGTAGAGTAGATTTCCGCCAAGTCCAATCGCCAGTTTATCTGCCGTAAGTTCGCCAGCCGCAACGTGGTTCGCACGAATTGCACCTGTTTGTATTTTGGCAGCGGTCACGCTGTTGGCTTGCAGTTTATCCGCCCCAATCGCATTAGCTTGAATGGCATTCGCACCAATACTATTTGCTTGCATTTGTTGTGCACCCACACTGTTTGACTGCAAATGCGTTGTACCAATGGCGTTCGCTTGAATCAGGTTCGCACCGATACTGTTAGCTTGAAGTTGATACGCCCCAATCGTGCCTGTAAGTTTGGTTGTAGGAATTGCTGGAACTTGAGCAAGGCTTAACGCCCCTTGAATTTTGTCCGCGCTGATATTCGGGATTTGATTTTGGTTTAACTGTCCTGTGAGTTTGGTTGTGGGAATCGGGGCGAGTTGGTCAACGCCAATTGTGCCTTTAATCGCACTTGCCAAAATCTCCGTTGTGGTGCTGTCGTATTTTTTGCCGTTCCAGGTGTAAAGTTTGCCGTCCTTTTCGTTGTACACCTGTTTGTGCCCACGATATTGGGCGGTATTGCCAATATCCGCAACGGTTAACGTTAAATCCAGTTTTCGTGCAGGGGCTGCAGTATCAAACACTTCGTTGATGATGTTTTGGCTGAGCTTTTCATTCAGTAGTTTCAACTCTTTATCAATATCAACTGAGCTTTCGCCCCGCAAGCCACTTTGTTGATAAAACGCCCCCACGTTTTGCCCACGTACATGTCTAAGCCAGTAATAACGCACCTGTTTTGCTCCGACTTCGTGCGTGTACATTCTTGCAGTGACTTTCGTTAAACGTCTTGCGGTTTTTATATCGCGAGTTTCGCTAATAAAAATCTCTGTCTCTGTGGCATCATTAACCCAATCCCATTCGATTGTGATATTACCTAGCCCACCAGTAACTCTTACGCCTGTTGGCGCTGGCGGCTTATTGATGGTAAAGGTCTGAGTTTTTTCGCTTAATAACTGTCCATTCTCATTTTTAACTTGGATAAGGACGCTATAATCTCCGTTTTCGAGACCGTCTATATTAAGATTGGGATATAGTTGCCCTAATCGCACGTCATATAGCACACCGCCTTTATAAATGCGGATGTCGTATTTTACGATGCCATTACCGCCAGTCACGCTGCTGTCAACTGATACGCTACCATCTTCATTTACTGCCACGCCAATGTTACTAATTTGCGGTGTAGTAAGTACGGTCGTTCCTATTGGCTCAAACTTGGCGCCATTATCAACAATTGCCTCTTTTTGCGGCTCATGTTGTAACGCCATAATGGTGTACTTGCCTTTACTCTCCTCTTTTACAGATAACGCCTTAAATAATTGGCTCGTTACTTGTTGAGTAGTTAAAGACCATACGCCGTAGATTTCCAAGCCTACTGGCGGTTGATCGAGTGTCACCTCTGCACCATTGACTGAGATAATCTTAATATTTTGATGTTTAGCATTGGCATTGATATAGCTAAGATAACTATTGCCGCTAATGGTGATTTCTCGGTCTAATGTAACGGTCATACCATTGACTGCTAAAACTCGACCACCAATATTAGTGCCAGCATAATGCGTATCAGCAACTTTGATAATATCGCCAGGGATATGCATTAGCCCTTCTGCGCCAACAGTAAAAGTAACGGTTTTGGTTTCTAATTTTTCGGTTTGCAACAACCATAAGGCAGTGCGGTGCGCTTGCCCTCTTGATGTACAGCCAAAAGCCGTGATTTTCTTAACGTTTAATCCATTTTTGCGGATAGATTCGTCATCAGCGACATATTCAATCGCCTTTTCATAGCTATTCTCTTTATCCGCATATTCGACCTGAATTGCATTATGGCGGGATTTTCGGGCCGAAAATGTATAACTAAACCCGCTCTCATCCACATTGGCATTTGTATAAGTCCAAACTGGGTCTGCTGGTCTATCCATGACAACTGTGAGTTGCTGACCATTCCAGACTGGCATCGCGCGGAAAATTGAGCAAATGTCATTAATAACTTGGTAAGCAGAGCGTTGTTCAGTCAACCAAACATTACAGGTAAATCTTGGCTCTTGCCCACCAAATCCATCTGGCACTAATTGGTCACAATATTGAGCGACTTGATATAGCGCCCATTTATCTGCACCAAACTCGCCTAATCGTCCACCCAAGCCATAGCGTTTATTCGTCACCACATCATAGAGCACCCAAGCAGGATTATCTGTCCAGTCAATTTTAAATGTGCCATCCCACATACCCGTATATTTCCGAGTACGAGTGTCATAGTTGCTAGGTACTTTGACTTTTAAACCTAGTAAGTCATAAGTGCGAGTTGGGATATTGCTAAAATACTCCGAGTCAAACTTAACCCCCATCAAAGCTGTGTTTGGATAAGCAAACTCGGTATCAATAATCTCTGTGTAGCTAGACCAAATGGTATTATTTTGCAGTCTCTGTGTTGTGCTATCGTTTGTAGTTCGCTCGACTTTAACAATAAATGGCACGCTAGGCAGATTATCAAAAGTATGATGTTGCAAATACTGAGAGCTATATTTGCCGCTAATTAATACAGGGTAAGTTCTTGAGCCAATAGTAATGATAAAGTTTACTGATGTTCCGTTTGTGTCGCCATTATCCTCTTGCTTAAAAAGCGATTGGACACCGATAGTCAAACGTAATCGAGACACCTTGCTATCGGTCACAGTTCTTGTAATCGGTAGATTTTTTTTAACTACTGTGCCAACACCCACCTCTTTTTCGGAGGTGTTAAACCCAGCCATTAAATCCTGTACTTGACCGCCTGCTCGACCTTCTATTTGTACATTTTTGAAATTATAAGAGCCGTCTTTGTTTTGTACTGGAGTTTTGTCAAAATAGATGGATTTCATCCCATCAGCTAAACCGTAAACCTCACCCTCTGAGATTACCTCAACAATTTTGACAAGTTGCTTACTTCTGCCGCTCTCTTTTGCCTCGACTGGAGTATGACCGCCACCACCGCCACCTTTACCCATTGAAAACTCCTTAAATTTCAGTATCCATCGTTTCTACACCCTGGGATATGATGAGAGAGCCTACTCTCATTCTCCCATACGCCAATGGCATAGGCTTTCCCTGTGCCGTCATATTCGACAGGTTAGAAAATGCCGTAGATTGTTTCTTTTCTTTTTCAGTGCCCATTTTCATTTCTGGCATTTTTGTGAGCATCTGAGCAACACCACCTAATAATAGAGATGCGCCAACAGAACCCACTATCCAAGCGGCATTGGTACTGATAATGCCAGCAAGTGGTCCTAAAGCGATTGCACCAGCAATAATTGCGACCCCAGCAATCACGCCAAACAATCCGCCACGTTTTGAGCCTTTTAAAACAGGTGTAAAATGGACTGTTGCATCATCTTTTAGTTTGTGACTCAGCCCTTGCTCGAGATAGCGATTATCAAAGTAGTCTCGCCCTACTCGCACGGTAAACAATCCTTGCTGGATGAATTGGCGCAATTTAGGAATTTGGCTCGTTAAGGCTTGGACTATCTCTGCTGTAGTTTGGCAATCTAGCCTAAATTCAGATCCAAACTGTTTAAGGCTACCGTAAAATCTAACGTTGACCATGCGTTATATCTCCAAATACTATGAGTGTGTTTAAGCCAATATCCATCATATAAATCACGCTTAGATAAGCGTTTAGGCGCATGATGAAGAACCATTTGATTACCGACATAAATTGCCGCGTGATTGGGTATATCAGCCCCGATATTGATTAAAATAACATCGCCTATTTGCGATTCTTTTACTTGCTCAAAACCATGTTTTGCCATGTTATCTAGGTAGAGATTAAAGCCATCTTCCCACCAGTAATCGTCTCGTTCAAAGTCGGGTAAATTACAACCAGATAAGCGGTAAAAATCTCTAAACAGGGTGTAGCAATCCATTTCACCGTGTTTAAATTCACGGCCAATTAAAAATGGGATTTTGGGGAAAATATGGATTTGCTCACCACAAACTAACCAAAAATCTAACTGGCTATAAAGTTGTGTTTGTAAATCTGCTTGTGATAGTTTTGGCTCGCCTTGTGGGTGTGAGTGGACTAAGGCTAAAACCTCACCTTTCTCACTTGCTGCAATGTAATCTTCTGGCGATATTTCAAAGTGGTTTTCTTTATCTTCTGATGCATTTTCGCAAGGGATAAAGACTTTTTCACCACCCACTAAAACAATAAAACCGCAACTTTCTTGCGGTTCTTTTGATTTTGAATAGGTAATAATGCTCTGTTTCAATTCTTCCATAATTACCACCAGCGAATTGCTGTAATAAGTTCGGGGGAACGCCAAATAAAGGCAAATAGAAAGAGTATAATGGCTGCTGTCCACATTGTTTTACGAATTTCTTTTGGGGTGATATTAATTGCTTCCATAAGAACTCCTAGAAATTTAAACGTAAATCGTTTATCATTCATTAAAATTTGTTCCTTTTAAATTCTGCTTAATTGGAATGAATAAACCCCGAAAGTTTGCCGCTTTCGGGGTTTTGTTTTTTAACCTAACTTATCAACGCTAACAAATCCACCATAGTTATGCGTATTGTTTCGTAGCTTACATCCAGTCAATAATCCGCTGCACTTATCCTTTTTAGGATCTGCTGTTGGTTGGTCTTTTTCATCTGCAACTGCTCTGCCTGTATAGCCACACTCAACGCTACGATATAACCAACTACAAGTGGAGGTAATCATTCTTGCGCCAATTAATGCATTGTCTGTCTCAGATGGCAAAGCCAGTGTAAATTGGGCAATATCTCGATTTAATGAGGATAATTGCTCAATCACAAAGTAACTTAACGCCTCTTGCGTTGGATCTGCTTTTTTATTGCCATTTGCAAAATTCACCGCATCAAGATAGTGCATATAGACCAATCTGCGTCTGACAATCCCACCCAAACATTGATCAAAGCGGTTACAAAGTGCGGTAATAAATCCGTTAATATTTCCCAGCGTGAGAGTTGGTCGATTACTTGGGCCATTACCTGACATTTCAAAGCCATCAGCTTTTACGGCAAATGGCTCAAATGTTTTGCCTTGCCATACAATAGATTGAGATTTTTCATTGGTGCCAGCATAAAAGCGATACAGCTCGCCATTCATGCCGTCATTATCTTTCAATCCTCGTAAATCCACTTCAAACAACTCAATGAGCGCATTTTGTTCAAGTTTGGCGAGGTCAAGTTTGAATTGGTTGCTGATGAGTTGTGGCATTATTTACTCCAATAAAAAACCGCACTTTCTAAAAGATTGTGCGGTTATAAGTTCACGAAAAGATCTAACTGTTTAATTTGTAAAAGCTCACGCTCAAGGGCTTGCTTTTCTGACTTGCATTGTTGCAGCAACTTCCCACGCTCAGTGGCACGTTGAGTATATTCGGTTTTCTTTTGTTGCCACAATGCCAACTTGTTTTTGACTTCGTCACGGCGGGCGACACCTTCCGTCCAATAGTCCCACAACGCCAAGAAACATTCCTCTTGATAATTTTCCAAGCGTTCTTTTAAATCGGCGCGCACTTTGTTTGGGTTAATGCTAAACAGCCAGCCATTTAATTTCTTGATTGGCATACAAAGCATTTCGTATTTTTTGCCGTCTTTACCAGTTGTGTACATAAGTGAACAACTGAATTTTTGTACTTGGTTTTGTAATTTTTGACTTTGTCTAGTCCACTGTAAACCAATTCCCTCCACAATCTCACGCATTGCCACATAAGCCACGCCGTTGTTATCCACTAAAGTAACTTCTTTACCTAAAAATTCTGCAGTTAATGTTTGCATATCTTCTCCTGTTTTCTCCACCAAAGAGAGCCTGTAAGAAGCAGTGAGTGGAGAAAGGAAACACCGCTTGTCACGTGTACATCGCTATCTTACAGGCAATAAAAAACCGCCCATAAGAGCGGTTGTTTGTTAATATTGTTGTATCTGTTCGGTATGACAGATTTTGCCGTCACAGTCTTGATTAAGATTTAGGGCGTGCGCCATATACACCACAAATGCACACACAAGCGTAATGATTAATTTGTTCATTTTCTGTTCCTTTTGTCGGATTTTAGGTGTGAGAATCCGCCGCAGGCTTAAAAAAGTGCGGTCGGATTTTGTGGTGTTTTTAGAAATCGATTTTGACAGCTTTCTGGTCAAACTGGCGCAAGTGTTCTAATGCTCGCCAATTTGTCATTGGGTCAATCTCAAACTCTTGTGTAATGCGATTTAAGATTTTGTTTGTTGAGCGTAATACACTTAAATATTCGTAAGCCTGTCCATAGATTTGTCCGCTCATGTTCGAGCCTAAAACGTTAAAGGCTCTCTCAATATGTTGGAATGTGCCGACGCCACGTTTGAAAGCGAACCATAACCAAATAAGCTGTTGGAGTTCGTACTCGGTAAATTCAAAAGAGAATTTCTTTTCACGGCTAGGCAATTCAGCCTCAGTGATTAATTCCCCTTCTAGAATTATTTTGTGAACATACTCTACTGCTTCAGGGAGTTGTTCAAGAGTTAAATCCTCGATTGATTCCACATTAAAGCGTTGATGGATTAAATGATAAGCATCGGAATAAATTAATCCCTTTTTGCTCACGAGCATATTCACGGCATTGCGTAAGCCTGTGCGATCATCTACCGTGGTTTTACGTTCTGCTTTACCATTAAACCAATAATCATGTAACGCTTGATAACACTCTTTTTTGTATTTGATTAATGTGTCACGGATTTCTGGGTTACAACGATTAATATCAATACCAAATAGCCAGCCGTTTAGGTATTGAATAGGAAGACATAGCATTTCACGATTTTTCCCATCTTCTGCAACTGTGGTTATGATGACCACAGTTGAGTTTAATACATCATCACGTTTCATTCGAGAATATTGAGATTTCCAATCTAAGCCTATATTTTCGCAGATTGGTTTCATTGCGGTGTAATGTGTACCGTTTTGTTTAAATGTAACTAAAGATTGATGATTAAATGAAATTGTTTGGGTTGAGATTTGATTAGACATAACTGTCTCCTGTGGTTTTTTTTCGATATTAAGATTTACCCAATTAAGGGTGCCGGGCGGTTCGAAAGCCTTCCACAGATAGGCTGGGATTATTCCCCTCAATGAAATTTATAATGGCTTGTAAATCTCACTGCTTTATGGGTGTTATATTCTCCGCCCACCCGGCATAGATAAAATGTGGTTATGCGCAATGAATGTTTAATGGCAATAAACAAACAAGGTTGCTAAATTTTACGCATAAAAAAACCGCTATGCTGTCGGGAGCGGACTAACCGCTGTGGAATATAAGGTTTCGACACCTTGAGCAGATAACTATCTGCTTGATAAAAATCATAATGAAAAAGCCCCTTGGGTGTCAAGGGGCTTTTTGTAATTATTCACTTTTAATTTTGGGCGTTCGTCTATGGATTACAACTACTTTACTTTTTTCAGGATTTTTCTGCTCAAGCAATTCAACTTTCTTATATTCAATCTTCGTTTCTCTTGCGAGTGCAATAGCAAAACGATATTCAGCATTGGCTTTGGAATTATGTTCGTTAATTTGATTTAATCTTTCTCTCGCTAGTTGCTTTTCTTCCGCAGTAATTAACCTCACTTTTGAACCATTAACATCTCTGATCCATTTTCTACGAACAAAACGTTTTAAATAGCTAGGTGAATCTAAATAATATCGCATAGCACTTCGAACCACTTTTGATAACTCATCATCACCAAGTACGACAAGCATATCATCGATAATTGTAGGAACTAGTGGTTTAGTATCGAAAAAGACATTTGGAAACCGTTCTTTTAACTTAGCTAAATTTGCTTTGATATTATCTTTTCGACCCATATCTTACCCCATAAAAAAACAGCTTCCATTGGGAAGCTTTTTGGTTAAGGTTTCGACACCTTAAAGCTAGATTATCTAGCTTGGGGAGGATACTAAGCTTTAAATTTTGCTCTGTCAACTAATATTAGTTTTTTGTTTCTGGGGTAAGATTGCCGTTTACAATATCAAATGCCCTATGATAACAATCGTAAAGAATTGAATACGCCATATCTGCATTTTTATCACGTTTTCCATTTTCTAATATATCCAACACCTCTTTTACGGCTTCAAGAGCTGATAATAAATTTTGTTTGGATTGAGAATCATTTTTTGTTGTCATTGCTAAATTAATGATCCCTGTACAAGCATTTAATGCTAGTTTTATTGCATTAATATCTTTAATTTCCATATTTTCCCCATACTCTTTTATTTAATGCATCACGTAAATGCCGCCCTGTTTCTTCCCAAGCATTGTTAAAATATTTATACTCATTCGGCTCTATTTCAATTGTAGAAGATACGGAAACAACGGGGGCAATATTTAATATGGAACCAAACCCCAACAAGAAATTGCTAATGCAATGGGTGTGTTTAGGTTTTTTCATATCCGTTTCCTTAAAAAAGTTAAAAATCCCTCCTTCAGCACAAAAACAAAAGCCCACAAAACCAAGGTTAAGTAGGCGCATTCCTTTCGAGTGCTGTTAAAGAGCGTGATCTATAAAAAAGATCGCACTAGATAATAGATGAAAAGTTTTCTTTTTACAAGAAATTGCTTGCAATGACTAAAAAAGAATAAAATCTTACCGCATGAAAAAGCCCCTTTGTAGTCAAGGGGAAATCATTGCGATTAAACAACTTCCTCAAACTCACAAGTAAATATCGTGTCAACCTTGCCAACTTGACGAGGAAACTTAGGACATATCACTTTCACTAACTCGCCATTAAGTGCAGAATCCCTAAAATAAAATGGGTAAACACCACTGTGTTCTTTCATAAAATTTCTAAATTTCTCTGCTTCTTCGTGTTTGAGTTTGTAGGTAACCGAATATTATTTCTTAAGTAAAGCGGGTAATTTCTTATCAAGAACTTCTTGGAGCTCATTTCTTGCGTTATTGCTATCCAATTGCATTTTATTAATTTGCCCAAAAGCCATCTGAGATTCAGACCAAGCATTAGCCCAAACCTTTGTTCCGTTTCTAAACTTACTAATGGAATATCTAACTTTTAACTGTGGTGTAGTGGAGTACGAATTACCGATCATCATTTGCATCATGATAGCTCCGCCTCCCTCCATTTCTTTTGAACAAATAACATAATTTTTAGCCTGTTCTTCAATAACATATCCTTTGTCATTGCAATGTTGAACAATCGCGTCAGCAACTTGTTCAGGTGTATATTGGGGATATTCACCCTCTGCTTTTCCTGACGCTGTTTGTTTTTTTAACGGTTCTTGAGCACACCCTACCAATAATGCGCAAGCTAACCCAGTTAATAATAATTTTTTCATGCAACCTCCTCTGAAAATATGGTCGGTTGCATTTTATTTTGAAAACATCAAAAAAACGTTGAACAAGATCACAAAATGGAAAATTCGCCTAAAATTAGGCGAACATTCCACCCGGTCGCATATTTTGTTGCATTATTGTTCCTGCCTCTTTTCGAGCAATGGCTTGCACTAATTCCACAGTAATTTCTAAGCCGCCACTGGTCTCTTTGGTTTCCACGTTGGCGTTTGTTGGCTCACCGTTGTTGATGATGTTTACCTTCACGCCCCGATTATTCGCATTCATTGGTGTGCTTGGTGCGTATCCACCCACTGAACCGCCGTTTGCGTAGCCCTGTGGTTTAGCCTTGCGTTGATAGTTGAGCTGATCGAGGTAATTCACACCCAAACGGCTTACTGCTTCTTTGGTAAAGACATATTCGCCTTTGTGAACAATGCCAGCTGGCGTATATTTTCCTCCTTGGCCAGTAAATCCCCCTTCATCAAATCCAACGAGTCCACCAGTATATTTTGATTCAGGGACTAAACCGCCTCCAGAGAACCCGAAATATTTGCCAAAAGATGTTCCTTTGAACGCAGCCTCGAGTGATGCAAAAATCATCATTTTTACAATCATTGAAGTGATATCTTTAATCACTGATTGTGCAAAGACTCGGAAATTTCCTTTACCAGTTAATACGAAATTAGTTAAGGCATCCGACATTCCATTAAACGCATTTAACGTGATTTGAGATACGTTGCCCATTACATCTTCCACCGTGTTTCGGAATTTTTGGAAACCATCTCTAAATCCTGCCACTGGATCGCCTTTTAGTAATTCGGCTTGTTTAGCTTGTTCTTCTTTTAAGCGTTTAATTTTATCAATCATCTGCTCAAGTAAGGCAATATTTTCTTGCGTCATGCCTTTGCGCAATTTTGCCGTCTCAAGCTCTAGTTGATGATTGAAACGTAACTGATCCACCGCTTCACTTGTTTGACCAATAAGCGTCAATTCAAATTGTCGAGCCTCAATCTGCTCTTTGTAATTGTCACCTAAATCGCGGATTGCAACTTGTTGCTGCCCACTGTCAATTTCACTGGCAAGGCGTTTTAGATTAGCCAGTCCCTCAGCACCAAAGTGCGCATATTTTTCACCATTGGCAGCAATATCGTTTGTGAGTTTTTTTAACTCTTGATATTGGCTAATTCCACCATCTTGTAGATTGGCTTTTATGTCCGCTAGGCGTTGTTGGAGCTGGGTCACTTGATCGGTATATTGTTTGACATAATCAACTTTATCCCCACTCCCCTTTGCCCCGCTAGATCTATTCTCTCTAGCTAACGCATTGGCTTGATATTCTTTTTCGATTGCATCAAGTTCAGGCTTACTATATTTGCCTTGCTCAGAAAGCCGTTTAATATATTTTTCTGTTTCTCCCGCTGCTCTTTCTTGTGGCGTTTTTGCATTAGCAATTTTTCGATCAAGGCGAAGATCGTCAATAACCTTTTGAGCATCTGCGCCAATACCTGCGGTTTCTTCTTTTACGCCAATTACACCGCTAAGTAGCAATCTTGCTTTTTGTGCCGCCTGAGCTAATGCATCAGCCATCCCTAAGATTTTACCATTGGCGTCTGGTAACAAATCTTTAAAGTCTTCTGTTGAAAGTTTTAACTCAACAAATTTGTCTTTATTAAATTGTAATTCAGGATAGAGCTTTTCTACGCTCTCTTTCAAGCGTTGAACTGACTCCTCTGCACCAATAGATTTTAAATCTCGCTCTGACTTCGCTAACTGCTGATTAGCTGAATCTATTTCGCCTTTCTTGATTTTTAAATCTTCAAGAAGTTGATTATAGCGTTTCAGTGCATATTGATTTTGCCAAAGGTTCCCCTCATCCATACTTTTAGTTTGAATCGATAATGCGCGCTCCATTCTTGATTTTTCTTCAATCAATGATTGGATTTGATTCTTCTGCTCTGCCATAGAACGCTTCAATTTTGCGCTCATTGCTTCTAGCTGATTTGCGGTCAATTTTTGTAACGCATCACTTGTCACATCAAGACTTTTCGCATAATCAAGGTTTTCCTGTTTGGCTTGTTCTGCATTTTGTTTCCAGGTATAAAATGCCCCCGCCCCCAAAGTAAGCGCAGTGGTGACCAGTCCAATAGGTCCACCTAATAGACTTAAAACACCACTTGATGCTCGCCCAGCCAAAGATAGTTTTTGTTTAGCAAGCGCCGCCCTTTCTGTTGCCTCTCTCTCTGCGTTCATTAATACTGTAAGTTGAGAGGTTTGGGCGGCCATTTGACCACGTAGCGCCATTCTTGTTTGTTCTGATTGAGCTAAACTTAATTGGGCGCGTAAAGACTGCATTTGTATTTGTGCTAGTCTTAATTCAGCCGTAGCTTGAACAGATGTAGCCTGTGCAACCTCTAAAGCCGCAAGAGCCTCTTGCCGTTTAGTTAATACAGACTTAATCCCTGCTACAGAGGCTTTACCTAATTGTCCTAGCAGAACCGAACCAATCACCACCGAAAGATAGTCAATATTTTTGGCTAAAAATGAGACAGATGCAGCCATCCCATCAAAGATACCACTGCGATTACCGACATCATCAACAAATTTAAGTGTTTGGTTTTTCAATTGAGTCATTGCCTGACCAAAAGTCAAAGGCATTTTTTCAAAATCTGCTGAAATTTTCTCAGTTGCGCCTGTAATAGCTTCAAATAACAATTGAGAGGTGATTTTACCTTCAGAAGCAAGTTGTTTCACTTCTGAACGGGTTTTCCCCATATACTGAGCAACAACATCTAAAATAATGGGGGCGGTTTCAGCAATAGTACGGAACTCGTCACCTTGTAACCGACCTGAACCTAATGCTTGTGAAAGCTGGAAAAGCGCACTCGCCTGCTCTTGTGCGCCCACTCCACCTACTGCCATCGCTTTATTTAACGTTTCAGTAAAAGTTAGAATCCGCTCTTGGCTATAACCGTAATCTTTCAATGCTCGAGCAGAGCGAGCATAAATTGTGGTTGTTGCCTCTAAATCAGCACGAGTACGTTGTGAAATAGAGAAAAGCTGGCTTTGAACAGCTTTATATTCTTCAAATGAATTAGTGACAAATTTCACCTGGGCAGCAAGGGTTTTCATTTTGTCGGACATTTGAATAAATTGCCCAAGGCCTTGAATTCCCAATCCAGCTGTCATTAAGGCTTTTAATTTACCCATTACGCCTAAAAGAGATTGCACTGAGCGCTCAGTAGATTTTGCGTTATCCGTCACCGAACGAATATCACGATTAACTTTATCAACCCCTATAGAACGTAATTCTATGCCTAATTGTGCGAAATCTGCCATAATTTACCTCTATGCGATAACTTCCTTAAAGGTTGCTGTTAGCGTGCTATATCCTGTTTTTTTGGTTTCATCCCATTCACCACAGGTAAACAATCCTTTTTTATCTCCGTAAGGTTGCCACGAAAAGGCTGTCACCCCACAACATTCATCAAGGAACATATCTATTGCCTTGATCTTTTCTTCTGAACCACTAAAGACTACATCATAGGTTCTTAGGTTATTATTAATGCCATCTGATTGTCGCTGTTCATAACCGTCACCAAATCGAATTGTATTTACATTCGGCTTTTTTTTCCGCTTCATATTCCAGTCGGCTTGCCAAGTAAATTCTTTCATATTCATTCCTTAGTAAAAGGCCCAAGCCGAACCTTGAGCTATTCAGCTTGAATATTCAACCACAATATATCAAGTCGTTTAATTACCTCAACCTCCCATCTTGCCAGTGAAGTATTAGCCAATTGAGACCATGCCAATATTTCACTAAAAGTAATAGGATTAGCGGACATTCCGCACTGACGGGAGGAGGATACGGCATAAAAATACTCAAGCAAATAACCCACCGCGATATTGGGCGGAGGGTTATTTAGCTCTTCGGGCGTTATACCTAATTGTTGCTCAATAACTTGAAGATGCTCGCGTTGTGTCGCTTTGGAATTGTCTGGTCGTTTATCAAGACGAAATTCTGCCTGAGCAAACTCGTAGAGATGTTCGATCAGGCCTTCAAGAAATTTCCCAAGTCTTCTGACTGTTCAATAATTTGTTCAGCTAACCAAGGACACTGGGTAAGCAGCATTTTCACATTGGCGGGGGTAAACTCAAGAGGAGTTCCTTCCCATTCTAAATTCTCCCAGCTAGCTACGCGCACAATGGCGTTTTCAAGAGCTTCCGATTTCAATTCAGAGAGTTCTTTAAATTGTGGTTTGCGGGTGCGCTGGTTTTCAAATTCTTGCTTTTGTAATTTGCGTAAGACGTTAGATTGAAAACGCTGTACAACATCACTTTGCGAGGCATAGACATCAATCATTGCTCCAGTTCCTTCCCCAGTAATCGGGTGAGTGACTTCAAAGCGATAAGTATTTTCAGAGGCTTTAACAGTATTTAATTTAGAAAAGTCCATTGTGTTTTCCTTATAAATTGGATTGAAATAAAAAAAACCGAAAGTGATGAACTTTCGGGGGTTGTTTTCTATAAAGTATGACTAATTTTCACCGGCTTTAGGCTAATGAATCTTGAACGATGAGTGTTGTTGGTTTCTTTAATACATCATCAATTGTACTTTCCGCATCATAAATCGCGGGGAAAGCATCAAAGTTTAGGGTTTGAATAAGGTTTTTTGCACCGTCATCAATTTCAATAGAAGTTGCTTTCACGCCTGGCAAGATGAACGTTAAATAATCTCCGTTGTCGACTGATTCGGCATCCATTCTTAAAGCAAGAGAAAGATTCGCGCCGCTACGCACAGCGTCAATCATGGTTTTATCTTGGAAATACATCGTAAACGATCCGCTAATTGCCACTGTGCCAATAAACACGTCAGGTGCGTATTTCGCGCCCAGTACCGCCTCACTCGACGCATTCAAATCAATGTCCATCTTCAAACCAGTAACTAACGCTGCTTTGGTTTTGTTAACCATCAGCTGCCCATTTACACCTGCAACCTTAGCTGATTGAGTCACTTCCTGCGCACCAGTAAAATATGCAGTTTGACTCTCCTCGCCTTTTTGTCCTAAAAAGGTGACCGCAATCGATGCTATACCATTCGGTTGAATATCTAGGCTAATTTTAGATACTCGACAACCTGTATAAATGCGACTTAATCCAATATCTGCGAAGGTGTCTTCAAGCGTAAAGGAATCAGTTGTATGGCCAGTTTCAGGAATTACGAGTAATTTACCTTGTTTTTCACCTGCCCCAGTGCTAGTTTTCTTTAATACAGGCGATTTCGCTTCTGTCCATGCTCCTCGCAATGCGGCTGCAAAAAAATCAGACCATTGACCTGCAGACAATTCCCCTTTCAAATCGCCCTCCACTTTTTCAAATCCAACAATGGATGGAGAGCGTTGCATATTTTCTCGAATTTCCTCACTTGAGAATGAATCAAATGTTGAGTTCAGTGAGCTTTCTGTGCGAGGCATCACTTTACCAATACCTTTTGCAGCACGTACTCCAAATGTTGTTTCTTTTGCAAACGTAACCTTACGTTTTACACCTTGTGCATTTGCCATATAACCTCCTAGAGTTCATAAGCGGTAAAATTGATTGTAACTGGCAACGCCAGTTTATTATCGTTTAAAAAAATACCGCCAATAAGTGGCGGTTTATGGATGATGATTTGAACGTTATCCTTAATAAAGGACTGACCGTAAAAATGCCGTCGAATAGCTGTCGCACGCTCCTCAATGGCTTTCGTGCCTAATCCTGCCTCATAAAATAACGTTAATTGCAAAAAACCTAATTCTTCAGCATGTGGCCGATCAGAGATTGCACCTGTATCGCTAGATGAAATAGTTAAGTGGAGCGTTTGATATGGTAGTTTGGGCGTACTTAAAACGCCTTCCCATGCGGTATTAAATTGTCCTAATTGGTTTAAGTGTGTTTGCAATACAGACCGAATAATTTGTTTCATCTAAAATCACCACCTACTTTTCTTTAATAACGCTTCCATTTCTTGCACAGTAATCCTCACCATGCCTTTTGGAGCCTGAATCGAAAAGCCATTGTTTGTTTTACGCCCTCCTGGTTTAGGGTATAAACCATATTCCAGCGTCAAGGCATAAGGCTTATCCGTCGCAATGTAAAGCGTATTACCAAATTTTGCATTGTTAATCACTTCATTAGAACCATTAAATACAGATGGTGCTTCTCCCACCGAGACTGTCCAACTCCGACGTAACTGCCCGCTATCGACAGGCGTTTTAGATTGCACTTTTTTAAATGTATCCAATGCGATTTTCCGTACCAACATATCTGCACGTTGCATCGTTCGTTCTCTAAAAGCATCAATTTCAGCTACAAATTTACCCATTTACTAACCTTGCCTGAAGCTTGTAATAAATCGTCATACCAGATGGTTTTAATGGCTGACAATTCACAATTTGCCAACGCTCTCCATTAACAAGGAGTACACTTAAAAGTAGCTCCTCTCTCGAAAGAGGAGATGATAGGCTTAACGTAATAGACACATCGCCTTGTTGAACTAAGCTTGCCTCACCTTTTAAAACACCAGAACTTTGGAATTGAGGAAAATCATAGGCCAATTGGTTAAATATACAAACACCCAATAAGCGACGCTTGCGTCGAGTTGCCTCACCTGTTTCAACGTTGTAATCACTGGTAATGTTTTGTTCAATACTACATGGCACCCCAAATTCGGTTAACAAGGTCTTTGCAGTATCAGCCAACTCATCATAAAATCCCATTCTTACCCCCGTTCAAGCAATACTCTACGCATAGCGCCTTTCTCTCGAACAAACTCTCTCAATAACTGAGCCACATAACTAAATCGCTGATTCTCTACACCGTTTGCAGCTGAAGGATAAGAATACGTTACAGAAAGTTCACCAACTTTCACTGCACTTTTAAGTGCGGTTGGATTTTGAGTTAAATTTTCTTCCAAAGCTAATTCGCAGACTGCATTTTTTACTTTTACTGGCACGTCTGTATCCCCATTACGTGGGAACGCTCGTAATTGATGTTTATCGGATGGCTTTCCTAAATAGATATAGCCACTATCAATATAATCCGATGCATTGACTAATCGGCGAGCCTTTTCTGTTGCACTTAGTGCCCCCCATATTTCTGCACTCATTCTGAGATTATGATATGCATCAGCTTCTTCTACAGAAACATAAGCGCTCATTTTTTCTCCTTACTTAGAAGAATCTTCAATTTTGTTTTGATACAATTTCACACAGTTATTTCCTTTTGCAATTAATGGGCAATGGAAATAAGAACCCCCGAGTAATTCGTTACTTGGGGGTGCTTTTTTAGCGATATGGCTATTTGGTTTTCACCAACACACCTGCAGTGTCTTTCAATGAAGTTGCGGTTTTACGCCAGTTGGCTGATGCACCTAATTTAGTATCATCAGGAGATTTACCGCCTGCAGTCATATCCCATTCATAACCGAGAATACCTAAGTTATAAGTCCATTCTGCTTGATAAACTGCTGCGATATTTTCACCGCCTAATTTCGGTTGCATTTCGCTATTGAAATCGTTGTTACCGCTTACCACGATCGCCCCTTCTTGCAAGCCTAGAGTGTTATAGGCTGAAGCGGTGCTATCAACTAACGCAGGGCTATCCGTGACCACAAACAAGCGACCAAACGGATCGCGCATCACACTCACGTTATCGTAAGTAAACAAACGTTCTGCGTTAGTTAAGGCATTGTCGTACAAGGTATGTAAGGTGGTTGAATGAACAATCCACGCTTTTAATGCGCTGGAGCGGTCGCCAAATAATGCTGCCGCTTTGTTGAGCGTGCGGAAATTCGGGGCATTTTTCTTGTCGTCTAAGACTGCAGTAGTTTGCCCGCCAATCGCAGCAACGGCACCTAGAATTGCCGTGTTCAACATATCCGCTAAGCGCGCTTTTGCTAATTGCTGACCAATTTCAATGGCTGCCAATTCTGGGTTTTGCAATACCCAACGATATTGTTGCGGTTCATACTCAATCGGGTGCGTACCTGCAGCCACTTTTACTGCTACATTGAGTAATTGTTCTAGGCGTTTCGCTTGCACTGTACCACTGCCATAAGCATTACGACGACGCACTAAGCCTTGAATCGCTTTAAAGCTCGCACGAATATCAAAATCACCTTGTGTTGGAGCATTTTGCAATGTAATCACTCCGCCTGAAGCTTGATTGAATTTTTCAATATCCTGATCGACAGTTTCAGTTAACGCTAAATGTGTTTGTTTGTTAAATACTTGTAAGTCAAAAGCCATAATAAGCTCCTATGTTATGGTGCGATTGCACCGTAAATAAAAAAGGTGCAATCTCTTGCACCCGATTATGAATGTTGTTGCATATACGCAATTTTTTCTGCGTCGGTTTTACATTCGGCTAAGGATTTAGGGGCATTGCTACCGCCCGTTCCCGCACCAATACCTGAACCTGATGTACCTGATGGTTTTAAAATCGCATCTTTATTTGGATACGCACCGACTAACGCCTCTAATGCTTCCTCAAAATCGGCTTTTTCACCTGGGCGTGAACGGCTGTAAATTTCATTGCCATCGGCGAACTTCGCCACCACTTTACCTTCATCTGAAATACTGAAATGCTTACCAAAGAAGGCTTGCACCACATCAGAAGGTAAATTTAAATGTTCTGCGGCATATTTAGAGCGAGCAAACGAACCACCAATTAGTTCTGCGTGCAATTGCGATTGCAGTTTTTCAGCTTGAGATTTGGATTCTGCCAGTTGTTCATCAAAGGTTTTACGCATTTCTGCTTTCACCTTTTCCACTTCGCCCGCATCAATCAACTTCTTATCATCGAGATTTTTCACCGTTTCCAAGGCTTTGATTGCTGCTTTCGGATCGTCAATCCCCGAAAATGCCGAGAGTTTTGCTTCCGCCTGCTCTTTGGCTTCACGGTGTTTTTTCGCCTCACTGTTAAGCTCTGCAATTTTGGCTGTGGCTTTTGTGGCATCAAACGGAATTTCCTTCCCGTCTTCGTGAACATACACAGGCATCCCGTTTTCAACAACCACGTGCCCATTTTCATCAAGTTTTAATTTCATATTGGATTTCCTTCCAGTTAGTTAAGGTTGTGCCTTTTCCAAGGCGTAAAAAAACCGCCTACATTGCTGTAAGCGGTTCAATATAATGTTTTATTAACTACGTCTAATGGCTTCAATCGCTTCTTCCACCGTTAAATTGTAATTATCAGTTACTCTACGGTAGAAATGAATAGCATTGGGATTTTCTCGAAGTGCTTTTATTTTACGAGCCTTTTCTTCTTCGGTCGGTTTGTAATTTTCAAGTTTCTTTTGAAACTCTTTTGCCTCTTTCAAAGAAGTTTTCATATCTTCCATCCATTCTTCAAAAGGCATTTGAAAAACCTCTTTCGCAATCCGTTTTTGCTCCTCTAAAGGTAAATCAAGCACTGACATTTATAATTCCCTCGCTTCAATTACGGTAACATTACCATTCATATAGCGATCTTTTATAAAGAACTTAGTTCTATCTTTAAATAAAACTTCTCGTTCATCAGGATAATCACTAATATCTTCGATTATTTTACCATTCTTACTTTGAATAATAAATCGAACATTACCTTTAAAAGTTGATAAACTATTATCAATGCTTGAACTCATAAAAGCTTTTTCTGTGACTATTTTGCCTATCTGATATTTTTCTAATACCTCATCTGGCAAAGTCGTATCGCGATAAGTCATACCATTATAAGCAGGCACTTTGTCCAACCCTTGATTTACCACAGCAATAAACCGCTTATCGGTCAGTGTAAGATTATCATTACGCATATTGTAATTTAAATCCCAATAAAGCTCGCTCGTGTAGGCTTTCATTGCAACAAGCTCGTGATGAGTAATGTTATAAGCGGCTTTAAATGCCTGAATTTTAAGGCTGTTTTTTACTTCTTCTGAAATACGTTGATAAATATCTTCCGCTATCCAAGATTGCGTATAGGATTTTTGTAAATCCCTCAACGTCAACGCCCTGCCAGATTGATCTAACATATCCGAGAAAGTAATTACACCACGTTCCCATAAATCCGCCTTGCCTTTGCCGAGAACTTGCTCTCTTTCTTCGTGGGTTTTGCTGTGTAACCACGATTCATAATTGATTCGCTCATCGACCTGTCCATTCATTGAAGCACGGGTGCTAGTTGGCATTTCGTCCATTCCTTGCACGCCTAATTCCTCCCAGCTTTTGGTGACAAGCTGAAGAATGCTGCGACAACGTGGGTGCAGCGGTGGACGCTTGTAGGGAATGTTATGCCCGATTGGCTTTTTGTCCAAATCCCATCGTTTGCCGTCTCGCACTTGGCAGACGGTGGAGGTTCGCATATCAAGGGTGGAAAGATGCTCTTCGCCTTGCAGAATATCAAGATTGGCATCGCGCAAGGCTTCGTGGGAGGTGTCAGCCACTTTTGCGACAGCGGTAATGACTAAAGTATCCGCTGTGCGACGGCTAATGTTCATCAATTCTCGCACTTCTGTTGTCAGCTGTCCGTTTTGCTTTCCTTCTGCTACACCAGAGCGGATAATTCCTTCAAACTTAAAGGCTAAATCGGCACGCTGTTTATTCCACCATGCTTCTAACGGTTGCCCTTCAATCACAGCAACGTTTTTAATCGCTTTAATACGTTCTTTTGGCACATCATTAAACAAATCAAAGCCGATTTCATCGTTATAAAGCTGGCTGATTTTGCTGGCTTCAAACGATAAAAAACCGCTTAACTCGTCTTGCGTGTAAGCGGTTGTTTCTTGGTAAGTTTTTGCAATTTCCGTTTGCAGTTCTGTAAGCAGTTTATCTAGTTTCTTTGCGGACAAGCCTTCTACACCGATAGCACTGATGCGGTTAATCAGCGATTTTTGCAATGTATTTAACCGCTTGTACACCTGTTGTCGCAAGTGAGCATCATAGCGAAAATGCAAGATTTTGCGGTCGGTTAAGGCGTGGGCAATGCGTTGTCTAAGCGTTGGTTTCTGATGTTTCTTCGTTTCCAAAACTCATTCCCTCAGATTGCAGGCGTTCTTGCTCTGTGTTCCATTCTAAGCCGTCGGCTAATAAACCACGACGTTTGGCTTCGTCAAAGGTGGATTGATTCGAAATCACGCCAGCATTACGCAACTGAATCACACTTGCCATAGAAGCGGACGGGTCGAGATCGTTTTCAATGTTACCCGAAATCTGCACGTTACCCACCAGCTCTTTGGCAATGCCAAGCCAATGCCCTGTATATTCCAAGGCTAAATCAATAGCATCTTCAAAGCGGTTTGCCAGTAAACGTAGCTGAGAAATTTCTTTGCCTGCTTCATCACGGGCTTGACTATCAGTCATTGCTAAGGCGGTTTTAGTGAGCAACTTCGCCCCTGCGGTTTTCATTTGCTCTTCTAAATCTTTCAGGCTTTCAACACCTGAAGCAATCGCTTGCCCTGAATGTTCGACAAATTGCATTGAGCTATCAACAGGTAAATGAATCGCGCTACCACCAATAGCAAGCTGTTTCACTTCATCATTAGAATAAATCGCTAACAATGGCACGCGGGCGATGTTAGTAATGTTGTCCTGATCTGATTGAGATTGCCAGTGTTTTACATTCAAATACGCCAACTCCATTAAAGGCGGCTCAATGGCATTGGTGAGTTCGTTACGCTTTGTGATAAATGGCACGACAGGCACAAAATCAAGAGGTCGATTTTGGGCAGTGAGGAGCAATTCCGATTCAAGACGAAACTCGCCTTCCGCTTCGCTAAATTTCCGCACTTTACCGATTTCGTACACATAAACGTGTTTCACGGTTTTCACGCCAAATTCGCCATCCTCAACCTGTTCATTTACAACATAGCGGAATTGAGTAATCGCTTGTTTACCATTTACTCGTGCGGTTTTAATGCCCAGTACTTGATGCGGTTTAATATGTACCCAATAAGGACGGGCATTTAAGGCTTTCTCTTCTGCGCGACTTTTCACGACTTCTACGCGGGTAAAATCAATCAGAGCGAACGAGCAACCATACGCCAAGGCGGAATAAAACCAACGGGAGGCGAACACATCAAGGTTATTGCCTGCTAAATCCACATCATCAAAAAGGGCTTGCACCGTTTCTGTTACATTAGCGACATCAATGGGATTAAAGAACACACGCCCTGTCATCTGGGAAAGCGTTTCCGACAAAGCGGGGTAAAGGGTCGAACGCTCAAGGCGTTTACGGTAACTATCGGGCTCTTCCATTTCCATTTGGAAAAGGTAGGTTTGTGCGGCTTTTCGCATTGTTGCCGTGCCACCAAGTAAATCATCAATGATTTTGGATTTCTTATTTAATTCCACCATTTCAGCGGTGGGAAGATGAACTGACATAGTGAATCCTTAATAGAGTTTGAGGCTGGTTTGTTTAAAATCGCCTCGTTTCTTAATCAAAGGCGTTAAGGCATACCGCAATGCATCAATGTAATGGTTATTTGCATCGATAATCTGTGGTAACACATCACCTGACAAACGGTCTGTTTTATAGCTGTATAAGCGAAATTCATTGAGCGTCTCTTTGCAACGCGGGTGAATGTACACCTTGTTGTAAGACTTGATATGCTCAATACCATCTTCAACCGAGCCTTGCCATTTTTTCACGCCTTCAATTTGCGGCACACCGTGTCGTCTAAGATAACTAATCGACTCAGGTCGAGCCGAATCAGCCCGCACTTTATGTTGAGCAAATTCAGGAATACGTTGTGTGATAAATTCTGCCGTTTCGTCCAACTCTAACCGCACTTTGCCCGCTTCATATTCAATATATAAATCATTGTTGAACACCCAGCATTTCACAGCGGCAGTTGGGTCGTTCGCAAAACCAAAGTCTAATCCGTAATACGGGCCGTTGAAATCAGATTGCGGTGTAAACACCAGTTCTTTAAACTTATCGCGGAATATCTGTGCTTCCGATTGTTCGAGATAATCACCTTGCCAAATCCAACGATAAGTAGCATCATCAAGACGCTGTTTGTCTGCGAGACGTGTTTGCTCAAGTTCAGCAGGAAACCATGGATTGTCGTGGTAGTTCATTTCCACAATCTTGCTGTTTTCAGGTTTATGCTGTCGAAATCGCTCATCCGTTGCCGAACCACGTTTTTCAGGGTTCCACGTTACCCAAATTTCAGATTGATGTTCACGCACCGTTGGCTCTAATTTCTGCCACGCGATTTCGCTGACGGTTTCCGCTTCTTCTACCCACGCCAGCAAAATACGGGCTTTGGATTTAATGCTATCAAGGTTATGCCTTAATCCTGCAAAAACGTAAGAAATCCGACCGCTTCTGGTTTTAATAAATTTCTCACCAATAATAAAATGTGGCAACAACCATTCTGTTGAAAGAATCGCCTGTTTTACCTCTTCAAGCGAAGATTCCTCTAATGAGTTCATAAACTCACGGGCGCATAAAATCACACCGCTATCGCCAGCCATATCCCTTTTATATGCCCAAACAGCCGTCATTAAAGCAAATGTACGTGTTTTTGCAGAGCCTCGCCCACCATAAGCGCCTCGATATCGACACTCACCTTTGAACACATCAACCAATTTGGCAGGAATAGAAAGTTGAACCTTACTCACTGCTTACCCCGACAAGTTCGATAATAGTTGGCTGTAATGGTTTGCCTCCTGAAGTAATATCGACACCGTCTTTGAAGATACCCAAATGTTTACCAAGTAACTCCAACGCTTTATTTGCCGCAGAAGGTTCATACACAAACTGTGCCACATCATTGCCCATCACTTCGCCATTTTCGCTTTTGCTTGGAATGGTAATCACCGTCGCTTTCTTACCCATTGAAATATCCACATTTTCAATTAAGCGACGAATCACTTCGTCTTGGGTGATTTGTGTGCGCTCCGACCGCTTGTTTTGGGCTTGTTGAATTGCCTCTTGCACTTCAACTTTTTTCAACAATCGCTGACCGATTGAATAGCCTGTTTGCTCACTATACCCTGCTCTTATTGCTGCTTGCGTTGCATTTAAATCAACAAGATATTCTTCAACAAATTGCTTTTGTTTATCAGTTAACTTCCCCACGCCATCAGACGTGGATTTTCCTTTCACGTCTGACATAGAAAATCCTTACTTAATCGGCAGTTCAATCTGCAGTTTATCTTCAAAAACGCTTAGCGTTCCTTCAAGCAATGGCTTTTTACCTTTCCATTGACTTAAGCCAGCACCGCATAAACTCGCAAAACGTTTATCTGACTGATATTCGCCAAGCACTTGGTAATATTGCTCAAGGAGTGTCATTCCGCTTTGAACTAACTGCTCTTGCATAAAATTAAAGGCTTTGATGTAAGCAATCTTGATTGCCATTGCTTTCTTAGTTTTATAACCCATAACCAGCAACATAAAACCGTCTTTTGTCATCTCGAACATTGGACGTTTTTCGCCTTTTTTGTCGATATATTCAACCAAACCAAAATTGGTTCGGTTAAATTCATCATCTCCTACCTCTAAAATTTCACGAATATCACGCATAACGTGATGATGATATTTACCAAAAACCTTTGCTACCATTTCTGATGTGGTAATCGTTTTTGCATCTTTATTTTGTACAAATTGCTTAAAGTTTTCTGGATTAGCTAATTGCATATTTTTTCCTTCTGCTGAATTTTAGATAATAAAAAACCCGACCATTTCTGATCGGGTTATTTAGTCCTAACAAAACTACCGAGAAGGCTTGGTTTCTACCAATTTAAAGATGTTAGACATTAGTCGTGATTATTTACTGCCTTTTGCTTGATTAATCCACTTATTGAGATTATCTACTTGGCTTGCGCATTTATCTCGCTCTGCTGTTACCTTAACAAGCTGTATGACTACATCACCGTATGTCTCACCAGTAAATGCTGTTCTTACACAAGGCGCAGTATAGGCTTGAGGTGGGTAAATATATTCTGCCTTGGTCGTAACTTTATTTGTACAAGCGGTCAAGAGCAGACTGAGGCAAACGAGTGTGAGCACAAGGTTGTGTCTTAATGATTGTTTTAACTGATTCGGCATTTTCTGTTGCTACCCTTTCTATTTCGTCATTACGTTGCTGTTGTGCTATTACCGCATCACGCTCTTGTTGCAGCGCAATGGTCAATGCCTTGTTCGCATCTTCTTGCTGCTGAATGGTTTGGGCTTGTGCTTGGTTCTCGGCCTTTAAGCTACTTATCTTCTGAGATTGATACCAAGCCCAACCACACAAGCCCAAAATCAAGCAAAGTGCGGTTAGCTTTAAGGCTGTTTCAAATCGGCTAAACATAATGCTTTCTCTTTTTCTCTACGAGAGACTAAGCCAGGTAATATCTTTCCACCTGCATATACCCATTTGGGATATTCGTAACAGGCTTGATGATAGTTCCCCGCTCGAAGTTGTTTGAATAAAGTTGAATTACGAACCGCACCGCATCCTGCATTAAAGGTAATCGATACGGCAGAATCAAAAACAGACTGAGGTAATGCTCGGCCATTTCCATAATTCAACACACATTTCTCAGCAACTTGAATATCGTTTTTCCAGCGCTCTGCAATTTCTAGATCCGTGTATCGGTGCTTTGGATCGACAGGTTGACCGCTATATGCCGTTGAGCCAATACCAACAGTTAAAACATCGGATGGGCATTTGTACGGGTCTCGTCTGCAACCCTCTGCATTGCCAATAATCTCTGCACCTTTAGGGCTAAGGATAAGCTCCTCACCGAACTGTGCATACATCAATGTAATAATGCTCGATACTGCACAGACAAATCCTGCTGCACCAAGCGTGGTTCTAGTCCTCGTCAATTTCATCAGGTAGCCCCCGTTTTAACCGCTCCATGCGCACCTTATGGATTTCTTCCTTGCGCTCATTTTCTCTCTTCATCATTCGCCCTTCGGCACATTTCGAATAGACATTAACAAGTGCGGTCAAAATACCAATAGCCAAACTAAGCAACATAAGGTTATTCTGATCACCTAACCAAGCCAGCACACCAGAAAACCCTGACCATACATAAGTTTGATTTCCCGGGTCTTTAAACATTTTCATACTCCACCCCGTTTTCGAGGTATAAAAAAGCCCACCTGTTATGGTGGGCGTGGTTTCTGCTAAAATTTACATTCCACAACAAGAAAATTAGCAGAGGAAATGATAATGGAATACATCACACGGAATGATATTATGCAACACATCCCAGAAGCATACCGTCATTTTTTTGATTTACGCGTAGACACGATTTCGCCTAATCTTGAAAGAACATTCAAACTTTTTACTCAAGCGGTTAATATTCTTTGCGAATTCGCAGACATCAATAAAAAAGCAGATATTTTCTTCAACTTAGGTAATAAAGGACAAGCATATTCAGAGAATTTACTGCTTAATTATGAAATAAGAGGTAACGCGATTCATATTCACTACAATAATTGTATTTTCTTTGATATAGCAAAATCTTCGCTATATTCAGAGCCATTACAACTTGCAATGTATCTTGAAGAATTATGCCACTGTTATATGAATATCAAAGATGAGGTATTAGTAAAAGTAGTCGTTGCTAATATTTGCCCAAATATTATTTACAATGTAGAGAGTGATCAATATGAGGAGCTAACAGAGAATTAGCCTGAATTCTTCCTCCAACAATCGAGCCGCTTGTAATAAGATGAGCATATTTCTCTTTGAGGTTTTCATAAAGTGCCTTGAGCAAATACTCTGGCACTTCCTCACCATCAATCTTAATTGTATCGCCTAGTGTAATGTTCATATTCCACCAATAAAAAAGCCCCGACCGTTTCCGATCAGGGCTATAAAAATCAATCTAGGTGTTCACTACTTACACTGCGACCACCATACATCTAAATAGTATGACACTTTGCCAAATATGTCAATATGTAATTTTGATTTTTTTGATATTTATTGCACGTTCCCTGCTAGTTCTCTGAATAATAAAGCAAGTTATAAGCAGTTCGTGAATTATTGCTTTTGCAAAGTGTATCTCTTTTTCGACTTCACGATAGATTGTTCTAAAACTTGGCACTCTTACGTTAGATTTACCTGCACAAGGTCTCATTTCCTTAGCTTTGGCTTTGTTGTGTAGGTGTTCTGCTATAAAATTGATTGTTCTTTTGTTTACATAATAAGCAAACACAATAAAGTGTAAGATTTGGTCATTTTTCTTAAAAAACATCTCAATGGTTTGACTAATCATAAACCCAGTTTCATCATCGCAAATTGGTTCATTTGGCTCTGCAGGAATGACTGATTGCATTAGTTTTGCAATAATATTTAATTGCGGTTTATCAAGCCTACCGCTGCGCACCCAAGCACCCCATTGATACATATAACGATCAACAAATTCTTCTTGCTTCAAAGTCAATTCTGCCAATTCGCTAAATTTACGCATGAATACCTCTAATTTTAATGATTGACTTACCTTTGCTTACTACGCCTTTCTCTTCAATCGAATATTTACGAATAATTTTCCGGTTATCATCTTTAATTAAGCCAGCGCCAACTAAGCTATCAAAAATTCCTTTAGGCAAATTATCAAGGTCGCGCGGACGATTATCGGGAAAGTAAATTTCCATCTTAATTTCAACCGCACTTTCAAATGGATCGAACTGTGAGCAAACCTCAGTGGCAACACGTTTAAATTCCCGTCCTGCTTTAGATATGTAATGCTTACCTTGTCTTGTGTGCTTCCAATAATGATTCACGCTCGGTGGGTACGGCAGACAGATTTCAAGCCAATCACTCATAGCTTCCCCTCCTTGCGCAAAATTTGCTGTGTTCGTAACACACCTTCAGCATGTGCTAGACGGACATATTCAGCATCCATTTTTCTAGTTCTGCGGTCACATTCATCGTGACAAGAGGAGCATGCCCAAGCACCAAAAATATCATCAGGCTTCATCCCAACCCCATTTAATCCAGCCATACGATAATGTGCTAATACAGTCGTTTCAGGATTATGATTGCAAATACCTGGCAACCGCACTTGGCACTCTCGGCCTCTCGCTTCTTTTCTCAAATTACTCATTATCCAAACACCATCTGAAAAATTACCCAAACTGCCACAATCCAAAGTACGATTTTTAACTCTAGGATTTCGTCATCATTTAATTTCATTTAGCTCACCAAACTCATCACTCCATAACCAATACCGACTGCAATTAAGATAAAATATGCCAATGCGCTTATGACTAATATCCAGTTAAAAAATCTAGCAATAAATGGGGAAATTAGCCCCAAAAGAAGTGCTAATAAAGGTAAGCTGATCACTATCAACATCAGCGCAAAGTAAATAATCCAGTCCATTTTAAAATCCCCATCTATCGTTAAATCTCACGCCATTTTGAACGCCCCAACTGGTCACATACTCGATAAGGCTCGCCATTCTGCTAACACTCATTTGAGCCGAACTTTCACGGATATTCACAAATTCCCCTTCAAGACCTGGCACCACATCCGCTTTTTGATTTGTGGCGATTGCGTGACCCGAAATAAATAATACTTTCCACTGCTCCATTGTGAGCTTACGCCCCATAAATTCCGCCTGATTTGCAACGTCTTGGCACATAGCGTGGAACTTGGCGTTTTGCTCAAGGTTTCGTGTTATTGGTTGGATTTTTACGACTAACGGCTTTTTATCGTCCGTTGGCAAATCGTGGATAAATGACTGACAATTTGATCGCACTTGCTCGTTACGTAAGAAAAACGTTTGTTTGTCAGTCATCGCTATACTCCATACCTAAATCCTCTAACCCAAAATAACCGCAAGATTTTGTTCGATTTACTGCGCTGTATTTGCTTACCTGCGGAAACGGTATTGGCTCAATTAAGTGACCGTTACAGCGGAAACGATCGTCATCCCATTCGCTACTCGATATAAAATAATCTGGCGTATAAAAATCCTCTAATTCCGCACCGCACTTTGGGCATTTGTAGCTTGTCATTGCAATGCCCCTTTCCCATAACTTTTAGCCGCATAGGTTTTGGTTTGTTGCTGAGGTTTCTCATTGATGAATTGATACGCTTGCGCCTGATCACAATCGAGGAAGTGGCCTCTATCAAATTTCATATAGGCCGTGCCTAATCCACCAAATCGATTTTTAGTCACAATGGCCTCGGAGTAAGGATTATCACAATCTGCCTTGTATGCACCCTCACGGTAAAGCATGATGATTTGGCTTGCATCTTGCTCGATTGAGCCCGAATCACGTAAATCTGAATTAGCAGGGCGTTTTACTGCACGACTATCCACATCACGGTTAAGCTGACAAAGTAAAATGATTGGAATGTTGAAGTTTTTGGTAAAGGCTTTTAGCTTGCTCATGGAATTTGCGATAGCTTGGGTTAGATTTACACCACGCTCTTGCTTGTGATTCATCAAGCCTAAATAATCAATTACAACCACAGATGGTGCACCTTTCTCGCTAATATGGTTTTCTGTAATGGCGCAAATTTCATCGGCAGATAAACCACCACGATCGACAAAATAAACATCTTGCGACCGCACGTCTTGCAATGCGCTTGTTAAGCGATGATAGTCGCCCTCATCAAGCTCGGCAGGATTGCGCAATTTCTTAACACTCACGCCACCAGTAGCACTTAATAATCTATCGACCAGCTGGAAGTTACCCATCTCAAGGCTGAAAAATAAAACCGAGCCATGATTTTTGGCGATATTGCGAGTCACTGTCAGACTAAATTCTGTTTTACCTGTTCCTGGACGACCAGCCACAATCACAATATCCGTTGAATTTATGCCGCCAAGAATGTTATCCACCGCCTCTATGCCAGTGTAAAGCAAGCGTTCTTTGAAGTCGCTTTTTGAACGTTTTTCCAATACATCCACGTAAGAATCGACCAGTTCACCCATGGCGATTGGCTTAATTTCCGTTTTGCTGACAAGCAGTTTTTGGATTTGATTGAGTGCATTTTGAGTGATTTGGTTTACTTGCTCCTCTTTTGCGTTGGCTAATTCCCCTGCCATTTTTAACAATGCCTGTTGAGCAGTGCGATTTACCCAAGCAGAATGGACTTTCTTTGCATACCCTAAAATATTTCCGCTGTAAGCATATCCGCTTGCTAATTCCGCTAGATTGGCAAAGTTTTCGCCGTAGTCTTGTGCAAGTAACAAAATATCAATCAAATCATCTTTGCGAGCCTGTTTGCGAATATTTCCGTAAAGTGCGCCAAGTTGGAATGTGGCAAACATTTCTGGTTCTAACCAACTCATCACTTCACGAGCTTGTGGGGATAATCCGCTATTTAAAAATGCCCCGACCAAGGAATACTCTAAATCGTAAATTTTCGATGTCATAACAGGTTATTCTCCAAAGTTTTATCTAACGTTTCTTCTCGCAAGAGGTACTCAAAATTTGCTTTCCAATGTCGGTCGTTTTCACCGAAATAAAATTCTCCTGCGCTTGTCATAAAATCCGTAAAGTATTCAGCAAAGGCTTGTGTAGAGTTATTCTTAAATCGTTTTTTGAATACATCGGATAGTTTTTTTACTGCACGCTTTCGCTTGTCACTCAAGTGAGTTGGATCTGCAATTCGAGGTAAATTCTTCCCAGTTTTATCAAGAGATTCGTTATAAGCATTGGCTATACCTGAATAATCAACACGATCTGATTCTTGTTGTTCTGCAGGAGATGATTCACTTTCGTCCTCCATTTCGGCGTCAGCCGATTCCCCTTCAGGGGGTAAGGGGGTATTTGTATGTAATCTAGTGTTGTAATCTCTTGTATTAACGAATGTGACTTTGTCACCCTCCCGAATGTCACTTTCGGGCATTCGGGAATGTTCGTTTGTATCATTCGCTAATGTGGCTAATAATTCGTCTAATTTTTCACAGTCGATTTTGTAATACATCCGATGTTCTAGGCGTTTATGAGTTTCGGTTAGCACGCCTTTTTCACGTAGCAATTTGCGAGCAGTTTCTTGCTCTTTTCTCGATAATCCAGTTTCAATTTCTAACTCTTCTTGGGTTTTATAAACACCAAGAACAGGATCGGCTTTATCTTGCCAATAGAAAATTTGCTCAAAGAATATTTCAGCAATAACCCCACCAAATAAACGAGCAAGATTAGGACGATAAGCAATTGCTCTTCCTGTATTTTTAAGCATTGTTGATAGGTTCATATCTCTAATTCCTCAATCGCTTGTTCTGTTATACTGTCGTATATTTCTTTGCTTACGCCCTGCTCTATTAATTGTTGTTTTATGCCTTCATAAGCTATGAATTTTTCTCTATCGCTTAAACTAGCTACAAATTCGGGGTCAAATAGTCTTTCCATATCAAACCACCAATCTATATTCAGCTACACGTTTTCCACTGGACACAACCACCATTTGCTTTTCAATTTTGTGTCCTCTCTGCTTTAAGTCATAAATCCTTGCGCCAAGACGAGTACAACTAAATCGGGTGTAAGCCTCAAGCTGAGTCAATCGCTCGCCATTCAACAAAGCCTTTAGAATCTTTCCGTTTTGCGTTTGACTTGTTTTTTCGTTTGGATTAATATTTTCCATAGAAATAATTCCTATACTGAAATTGCCACGGTGTCCGCCGTGGCTTTTTTATTTCTTGTGTAACACAATCGCATATTCAATCGAATGTTGTGTTGCTGCCAAATGTTTACTCAATGCTTGACGGATTTTGTCTTCTTCTTGTGAGGTGACCTCACCGTCTTCTAACGCCTTTTCTAATAAAGCAAACAACAAGCCGCGCGCAGAAAGCTCGTGCAGTTGTAAATTAGCAAGCTCAACCTTGTCTAATTCATCCTCTGCTACATCAGGTACAAAACGACCACCAGCATTTCGGCAAAGCTCATCGATAAAATCAGTGCATCCATACTCAAGCTGAAGTGCGATCAATTCTTCGTTTTTGAATCGTTGGCCTTTTATTTGATAAAGGCGATTCTTTAATTCACTTTCGGTAAAACCTAGGAATCCAGCTACCGCACTTCTCCCTCCAGGAATCCGATCAATCATTTCGATAATAACTTTCTTCATTTCCATAATTTTTGCCTTATTTTTATGGTTTTCTTTTCAGTTGGTGTTGGTAAATTACAGTCATGCGATAATCGCAGAGCCTGACTTAATAGGTTTGCTAAAGTGTCGAATTTCTTCCGCAGAGACAGAGCCACCCAAGGCTTGAGATAGAATCTCGGAATATCTGGTTTCACCTGTATATTCAGTTCTTGGTAGAGAATTTGATGTGCGCCATTTGTAAACAGCTCGAACAGAAAGCCCACATAAATCTGCCACTTTAGCTGCACCTAAAGAGTCAATAATATGTTTTAAATTTCCCATATATAATCTCTTTAAATGAACTTTAAGTACATCTTAAATCAGAACTGAAAGTACTTCAAGTTTTATTTATAATTGAACTATTGGTTCAAAGGTGAAAAAATGATTACTGAAGAAAAAATTAAACAGGACTTTGCTGCACGGCTAGACATTGCTTGCAAAAGAAAGAACTTGCCAGAAAAAGGCAGAGGAAAAATTATTGCAGATATACTGAAAATTACGCCAAAAGCCGTGAGTAAATGGTTCAATGCGGAGACATTGCCAACTCAAGCAAATATTTATGTATTGGCTGATTTTTTGGGTGTAACAAAAGAATGGCTGACTTATGGCGATAAGAATGCCTCTATTGAGAAAATCGAAAAGCAAATATCCTACCCTTTGCTAAGCCCAATCCAAGCTGGACTATGGACAGATATTAGATCCCTTGAGGGGTTTGATGGTTACGAGATGATTCCAAGCACAGTCATTGCCTCTGAAAACTCTTTTTATTTACGAATTGAAGGGAAATCTATGCTCCCCCGTTTCAATGAGGGTGATCTGGTTTTAATCGATCCTGATATTGCGCCAACCCCAGGGAAATTTGTGGCCGCAATCAATGGCAACAACGAGGCGACATTTAAACAATACAAAGAGCTTGGCACGAGAACACCAGAAGGCATACCGCACTTTGAGCTTGTTCCACTTAATCCTATGTTCCCAACATTAAGCTCGCTCAACCAAGAAATCCGCATTATTGGTGTGGCAAGGGAGCGGATAGAAACGTTATAATGTGGCAATGTGTAGAAGTCTTCAACGCTAAATAATCATTAAATGAGGAAATTATTATGGATAATTTAAAATTTGAATACTTTTCCAATATTAGTTTAAACGATCCATTTTTTGATAGTTTAAAAGAGGATTACGAAGAATTTTCCGATTGGTTTCGGAGAAAATCAAACGAACAGGCTTATGTTTTATATAATCGCCATAATCTAATTGAAGGCTTCCTATATTATAAGTTTGAGCGAGATGTAGAGGATATTAATCCGCCGATTCACGGAAAGTCGGTGATGAAAGTAGGAACCTTTAAGTTTAATCCCACAGGAACGCTCAGAGGGCAGCGGTTTATAAAGAAAATACTTGATATTGCTGTAATTAACCAAGTCGATATAATCTATCTTACTGTTTTTGAAAAACATGAAGCCTTAATTAACTTATTCAAATCCTATGGTTTTGAAAGTGTAGGAGAAAAAGTTACAAATAATGGAACTGAATTTGTTTACTTGCGAGATCTTCATGTAATAAAAAATGATATTTATCAGGACTACCCATTTATTCATCGTGAAAATACCAACAAATATCTACTCGCCATCAAGCCGGAATATCACACAAGAATGTTTCCGGAATCTAAACTGTTCGGGGAATCGCCTGACATAATCAAAGACGTATCACATTCCAATAGCATTCACAAAATCTACATTTCAGCGGCACCTAATGCTGATGATTTAAAGCAAGGCGATATTCTCGTTATGTACAGAACAACGGATATTGAAGGGAAAGCCTATTATAGATCTGTACTCTCTTCCGTTTGTGTAGTAGAAAGCGTTCGCCATATTAGCGAATTTAAAACGCTTTTTGAATATCTTAAATATTGCCTAAGATTTAGTGTATTTACCGAACAAGAATTGACTAATTTCTATCGTAAGAAATATCCTAAATCTATAATTAGATTCACATATAACTTAGCTTTATCTAAACGAATTAATCGTGAATCTATGCTTGACAATGGCATTATCGGAGATCAAAATAGAATAGTACTTCATCCAATTTCAGATGAAATTTTTAGTAAAATTCTATTTTTATCAAAAGCCAATGAAAGTTTTATTATCGATTAAACCTGAATTTGTAGAAAAAATAATTTCAGGTGAAAAAAAATTTGAGTTTAGAAAATCTTTACCAAAACGTGAGGGTATAACAACGGTTGTTGTTTATTCCACAATGCCTGTCGGAAAAGTGATTGGCGAGTTTAAGGTTAAAAATACGCACTCTTATGACCCTGAATACCTTTGGGAAAAAACGAAGGAATTTTCAGGCATTACCAAAAATTTCTTCGATGAGTATTTTTCCACAAAGGCTTTGGCGCACGCATTTGAAATTGATTCATTTAAGCTATACGATGAACCGCTAGTAATTTCAGATGTACTGCCTTCTGGTACACCTCCACAATCATATTGCTATATCAACTAGTTTAAACCGCCTAACTGGCGGTTTTTATTAGTCATTAAACTCCGCAATCAACTCCTCTAGCACAATCCTCTCCTGCTCATTAGCGCGCACAATCCTCAATTCATCATCTACGCGCGACACTATCTCATTAATCCCTAAGCTATTAATCCCTTCGCAATTCAGCGAGATTAGCCATTTTTTAAACTCTTTTTTCATAATTCGCCCTCCTTATCGGCAGAGACATAATAAACCAACCTCAATTTAAACCAACTATCGCTACCAAAATTTGCGATCAGCATCGCAAAAATCTCAAAAACACACCAAAAAACACAAACTTTGCTTTTCAATCGATTAAAAAATAAGCAATTAAACACTATTCTCAAAAATTTATTTCTTTTGAAATCAATTAAATATGAACAATTAGTACATTTTATTAAAAATATGTACTTTTTGTTCTTGACTATAATGAACCATAAGTACATAATAAACCCATCAAAACGAGATACACAAACAAGGAACCTAAAAATGACAAATCTTCAAAACTTTAAAAAACAGCTTAACTCAGTCGCACCGATTGAGTGCGGTTTAAAAGTTGGCGACCGAGTTATTTATAAAAACGACTTTGGAATCAAATTTGGGCCATTCGAAGTTATCGGATTTGAAAAGAAAGAAGATATTTCAGGCGGAAGATTTGTTTACTTAAACAGCGATAGTTACTGGTTCCCGGTGAAAGCGGAACAATTAACAAAACAATAAGAATCTTTACTAAGCCCTTTTGGTGAGGGCTTGAATAAAGGTTTTACAACCAAGCCGAAAGGCAATGCTCTTTAAAAACTTGGTCTCGTGCGGGATATAAATTATCGGCTGATTTAAGTCGAGTAACCCCAGAGCAGAAAACTGTACTGCGTGTTTAACCGAAGAGATGTGGTTGGCAGGTCAATGGCAGCGCTGTTTATATCTTTAAGCAATCCCTTAGAGGATACGAGTTCAGTCGGGGAAATGGCGAACAACCCCACGGACTGGTTAGTTGTAAGCAAACGCAGCTAAAAGAGCGTGACAGCCGGAGAGACGGAAAATTTAGTGACAACATAAAGGGATTTATGCGAAAGCAATGCCCTGCGTTGAGTAAAGTCGGTATAGGGACGGAGCAATGCGTATATCACACTAATACGCAATCACAGAAAGAAGTCGGAAACGATGAGCACTCTATACATAAAATCCGTAACCCATAAGCGGCAATGCGGTAACTGGCAAATGATAGGCGTAAGTTTGCAACGGTTGTTAGCGTCAAAGTTTAAAGTTTTGGGGAGCGCAAAACTAAAGTGTGGATTTCAAAACACATTTGCTAGTACAGAGACACAACGGCATGTGAAACCGTTGCGAATGATAGATGAAGTGTGTTTTGAAATGGCAAACAAACGAGGAATGCAACAATGGAAAAATTAGAAATTAAAGTGTAATCACTGCGCCACCCTATTCTAGACAAAATCAGCATAGACTGATTGCACTACTCCACTTACCGCTCGAAAGGGCGGTATTTTATTGACATCACTCTTTCAAGGTTAGGGGCTATTTTTCTCGCAAGATTTCCTAAATTCCTTTAAAAAACAATCTTGAAAAGCGGGATTTAATTTATAATAAAAGTCAATCATCTGTTCTTGAAAAACAAGAATTTGCTTAGAAAGCAAGGACATTATAACAGGCGTTGAATCAAAAGCTTTTTTCTGAAAATGATTTTTCATCATTTCATAAACTATTTTAATCTCTTCATCATCAAGGTTCTCAAGCAATTTTTTCTGTTTTCTGTATTCAATATATTCAAGCGCAGCACGAAGTAAAGGCTTGCAAATTAAATATAACACTAACGAAATAGTGATATTTAAAATATCACCTAAATGTAACCAACTTTTAAAAAGTGGCGGTGTTTTATCAATTAAAACATTCGTTATTTCAACAGGCATAAACATATAGGCAAACAGTAGAAAAATTAAGAACATTGTTACTTCCTTTATACTAATTTTATCTAAAAGGTATTTAAAGAAATCCCACATATTAAGTTCCTTGTAATGTTTGAAGTAAGACGCAAGCATTATATTCCTTGTTTGAAGTAAGGCGCAACAAGGCGAGTTTTTCGGTTCTCGTTAAAAAACCGTATTGACAACACCGCTCACATCAGATTAAGATGCCCCATATCCAAGCCGTCTCAAACACGGCTTTTTTTGTACCCAAAATTCACAGGAGAACAAAATGACAACGCTTACCTATCAAGATTTATGTAAACAACAGCAACAATACAACAACGTTCTAATTGAACGCAGAGCAACATTAAGAGAGCAAATCAGACAGCTTAGAGTAGCGCTGGCAATGGATTTAGGACTACTCGAAAGAACCTACAAAAAACAACTTAATGACCCAGCCCCGACAGAACCTTATGTGAAAATAACTGATTGTGAGGGCGTTCCAAGCGACGAGCACCAACTTAAAGCCGAATATGACTGTTTACACAAGCCGAATATCACGTTCGGATTAACGTTAGCACTGGAAGAAGGCCCAACAACCTACCCTAAAAAACCGGTTCACCTTGTTATCAAGGCTTACTATATTTCAGAAAATTGCGTAAGATTTATTTTTCCTAACATTGACGGCACACCTTCTTTTGGCGTGAATATTGATGACGATGAGCAAAGTAAGTTTGCTCAAGTTGTTGAAGCCTATAAACAGCTTGTAATGAAAACTTTTACAATTTAATTTGACACCCACCGCCCAATCATTTAGGATATTCTCACTTTCAACAGAAAGTCGGGAATTGGCGTTCCTGAATTGATTAGGGCGGCGAAAAGACAGACGCTCAAGCGTCTTTTTTTATAGCCGTAAAACAGCAAATCTACCTTTTGCTAAAATTTTAGTAAAAGCCCAATGATGAACTGTTTGAGAGATCGAAAGATCGCCGTTTACTCTAATCAACGGTACGCCAATCTTGAACAGTTCATCACCAACAAATTGGCGTTTGTTCGTGATGATTTCTAAAACTTTGATTAGAGAATCACAAAATGACAAACTCAAACTTAATTCCTGTTTTTAACGGCTTAATCCAAAATCAACCTGTTCAACTTTGCAACGCTCGTGAACTTCACACATTTCTAGAAATACAAACTCGTTACAATGATTGGATCAAAAACCGCATCAACGAATATGGTTTCATCCAAGATGAAGACTACCTCGTCATCACCGAACGCACCAACGGACGCCCACGCAAGGAATATCACATCACCCTCAATATGGGCAAAGAACTCGGTATGGTCGAAAGAAACGAACGAGGCAGACAAATCCGCCAATACTTCATCCGTTGCGAAAGAACATTAAAAGCCTTGCAACAACCGCAACAGCTTGCCTTGCCTGAACCGCAAAAATTCACATTTGAATTTACCGAATATGAACTTCAACAGCTTGCTTGGTTGTGGTTCGCTTTCAAACGTGGTGTCGGCACATTTCAACATATTGAGAGAGCCTTTAACGTTTTAGGCTCGAACATGAGCGGACAAATCTATGGACAGGCTTACGAATATTTAAGCGTGTTACGCTCAACAAACCAAATCTTAAACCGCATCACAAGCGATTTTAACATCGACCCAATGACAAACTGGCGTGTATTAAAACACTTGCGAGGCTTTAATCCAAAAGCAGTCAAAATCGACTTCTAAAACAAAGAAAAATCCGACCGCACTTTTCCTCAAGAAATCCGTGTGGCGGATTGCTACACCCTAAATTCACTAAATTGACGAAAAAGGAAACAAAAATGCAAAAATTTACTGATGTATTCGCTGAAACCATTCCATTCTTTTGTAAAACAGCCATCGCCTTTGCCCTCGCTTTTTTAATTGGCGGTATCGCCTACTGTTTTGCCGATGAACCTACCGACTGGCACAACAACACGCTAAGCGAACAAATTCAACAAGAAGAACGTGCGAAAGCAAAGGCACAATGGCGTGAAGAAAACGGCATCTATCAAGCGAATTTAACGCCACAGGTCAATGCTGATATGTATCGTTATGCCGAGCAAAAACAAGCAGAAATTAACCGCATTTGGAGTAAATAATGAGACTGACTTACAAAACCTACGCAGAATCGGCAGTAAAAGCAGAAAAGAAAGGTAATTACCTTGAGGCTGCAAAGAATTGGGCTGACGCTAAACGCCATACCGCAGTGCAAAAGAATATCGAGTATTGCCAACACCGTATTGATTTTTGCGAAAGACATCACTTCCGATTGAAATCAATGAGCCAGGAGCAAAACAATGAAACCTTCCGATGATTACTACTATCAACTCGATGCTGCTTATCAACGCAAAGTGGATTGGCAAGCAGGCTATGAAATCGCCTTAGACGAAGTCGCCACTGAAATCGACAATGATTTAAAACAAGGCGACCAAACGCATTATCACGAACTCACAGAAATGTTGTGTGATAACGATAATTTCTGGCTTGCTATTGGTAGTGGTGCAAGTTATGAGCCTTATAGACAAGAGGCGATTAAGAAAATCGCCGAGCGTGAATTGCACGACAGAATGAATGATTATGACCCTGATTAATGGAGATGAGATATGGCGGAAATAGCAAACATTTTCTCTACAGAAATAAAAGAAAATGAACTACACAATGGGATGATTGATACTCAATCGGCAAGAGAAAGCCAAGAAGTACAGGCTATGATGGTTATAGCGAAACGATTCCCGCGCGATCCAATTGATGCAATGGACCGAATTTTAAAATCTTGTACAAGAAAGACTTTGGCTCAAAGTGCGGTTTACTCCTACCCTAGAGGAGGACAATCAGTAGAAGGTCCATCAATCCGACTAGCTGAGACATTAGCCCAAGAATGGGGAAATATTCAATTCGGTATCAGAGAATTAAGCCAATCTAATGGAGAAAGTACTGTTGAGGCTTTTGCTTGGGATATTCAAACAAATACAAGACAAGTTAAGGTCTTTCAAGTACCACACGTTAGATATACAAAAAAAGGAAAACAAATTCTTACAGACCCTAGAGATATATATGAAGTAGTAGCAAATAACGGCGCTAGACGATTAAGAGCTTGTATTTTAGGGGTTATACCTGGAGATGTAATAGAGGCCGCAGTTGAACAATGCTCAGTTACATTGAAAGCAAATGAAGATGTTTCCCCAGAAGGATTAAAGAAAATGGCTGGTATTTTCTTTGATAACTTTGGAGTAACACAGGACATGATTGGAAAGCGTTATCAATGTAAATTTGAATCATTGCGCCCTGCCCAAGTCGTCCAATTAAGAACCATTTATCAATCGTTAAGAGACGGTATGTCACACCCTAAAGACTGGTTCGATTTTGAACCTGAAAAGCCAATTATAAATTCAAGCGTAGATAGCAATATATTCGAGCAATGCAAACAAAGTATTGCCAACGGTGAAACAACCCTACAAGAGCTTTGTGATAGTGGGGCTTATGAGTTTAGTCAAGAGCAATTAACGAAACTTGAAGAGCTAGAAAATCAGAAAGCAGAATAGTCATTGACACCGCCCTAAACTTCGGATTAAGATAACCGCACTTACTTACACATAGCGGTTATCCGCACCCGACAGCATAGCGGTTTTTTTATGCCTAAAATTTAAATGTGCAGATCTGCACATTTAGAAAAAATGTACAGAAATGTACCTTTCGAAGATCGGGGCGAGAGAGCGATATACAATACATCTGAATAAGCTCCGCCAACTATGTGTGGTAAGTTGAACCCCGATCACCTACTTAATGATCGGATTACTTAACTTAAATCACATAGGGCATAAAACATGTCAAACTTAGCAATTCTCAATACATCAATTCGTTCACACGAAAACCTTTTTTCTTTAAATGATCTTCATGTTGCCAGCGGCGGAAAAGATAAACACAGACCATCTTTCTTCATTCGCCTTGATACAACAAAAGATCTCGTCGCAGAAATCGAACAAGACAACAGCAACGCATTAAAAGTTATTCGAGGCACACAAGGCGGCACCTACGCTTGCGAAGAACTTGTAATAGCCTACGCAATGTGGATTAGCCCAAAATTCCACTTGATCGTATTACGTGCGTTTTTAGCAATGCACCGCAATCAACCGCAACACCTCGCATTGCCTGAACCGCAAAAATTCACCTTTGAATTTACCGAATATGAACTTCAGCAGCTTGCTTGGTTGTGGTTCGCTTTCAAACGTGGCGTCGGCACTTTCCAACATATTGAGAGAGCCTTTAACGTTTTAGGCTCGAACATGAGCGGGCAAATCTACGGACAGGCTTACGAATATTTAAGCGTGTTACGCTCAACAAATCAAATCTTAAACCGCATCACAAGTGATTTTGACATCGACCAAATGACAAACTGGCGTGTATTAAAACATTTGCGAGGCTTTAATCCAAAAGCCGTCAAAATCGACTTCTAAAAACACCACAAAATCCGACCGCACTTTTTTAAGCCTGCGGCGGATTCTCACACCTAAAATCCGACAAAAGGAATAGAAAATGAACAAATTAATCATTACGCTCGTGTGTGCATTTGTGGTGTATATGGCGCACGCCCTAAATCTTAATCAAGACTGTGACGGCAAAATCTGTCACACCGAAATAATTTCAACCATAGAAGGAAAATAAATGTACCAACTCAAAGCTAGATGCTCTGGCTTGGCTGATTTAATGGTAAAGCCTAAAAGCGGTAACGGAATATCTGCTACCGCTAAAAGTGCGGTGAGAAAGATAGTTAAATATGACCTGTTTGGCTATCAAGATTTTGAGGGAAATAAATACACCGAGAAAGGCATCGCACTGGAAGAACAAGCCATTAAATTAAGCGGCCGTAAACGTGGCTTACCACTTAAAAAGAACACGGAAAGACGTGAAAACGATTGGATTACAGGCGAGTGCGACATTTATGTGCCAAGTCGAAAATTAATCATCGACACCAAGTGTCCTTGGGATATAGGCTCGCACCCTTTTTTTGCAGATGAGGCGGAAGAAAAAGCCAAAAAAGCTGGATATGACATACAAATGCAAGGCTATATGTGGCTATGGGATTGTAGTGAGGCGCAGATTGATTTTGTCCTCCTCCCTACCCCTTACGACCAATTATCAAGCTATGACGATCCAAACAGATACATTGACTTGGTTGAGCAAATCCCCCAAGAAAAACGTATCACGACAGTCACAATTAAACGTGATGAGGAAATCATCGAGAAAATCAAAGAGCGAGTAGAAATTGCTCAAGAATATTATCAACAACTCATACAGGAGATGAGCTAATGGCTCGTAACACCAACACCGTGATATTAGTCGGTCATTTAGGCAGTGACCCAGAAATCCGCCAATTCCAAAATGGCGGGCAAATTGCCACATTTAATCTTGCTATCGGTGATGATTACCGAGATAAACAAGGCAATACGGTTAAACGTACGCATTGGATACCTATTGTGGTGCACGGCAACTCCGCTGATATAGCAAGACAATATCTGCAAAAAGGCTCAAAAATCTGTGTAACAGGAAAACTGGTACAGGAAAGTTGGCAAGACCAAAACGGCAATAACCGCACCGCACTTAAAGTAGCGACACAATCGTTTGAAATACTAGACAGCAAGGCAAGCAATGAAAAACAGCCAACCAAAGACAAAGAAAAAACCGATCCATTAAGCGCAGCGGCTGAACAAGATGGGTTTGATGATGATATTCCGTTTTAGGAGGAAAAATGGCTAAATTCATCCCACTCAACAACGATGACGAAGAATGTGATATCTATGTGAATGTTGATTGCATTAAGTCATTCTATCGACAAGGCATTCACACGTTAATTGATATTGACGGCGATTTTCGCATTATTGAAGAAACGCCGGAAGAAATCCTAAACCTAATCAAAGCCGCTGAATAAGTGGCTTTCTTTTTAAAGAGAAAGGCAAAAATGAAATTAAGTCAAAATACAAAATTAGCAATTTATAACAAAATTGTGGCAAGCCTAAATGTAAAAGGATTTGGAACTATCGCGAAAGAGTTACAAGAAAAAATCGATGACGTTCAACCAAAATGGTTTGTTGAATTTTATAAATCAACGCTAAAGATTTGCTCTAAACAAGGTCTATCATTTACAACTTATAAAACCGACACTATTGGAAGTGGTCAATACTATCATTTTTGGGTTGAGTACGAATTTTTTGATGCTCAGGAATGTAAACAGTTATTTCTACTTGCTCGCCAAGAAGTTGAGCAAATCAAAGAAGATTTAAAAAAATTAAAAGAATCAATCCTTGCGGTTAATACAGATAAAGCCTTTTTAGTTGTATTTCCGCAATGGGAACAACAACTCAATGAAAGCCTACCAACACGCAAGGTTAATATGCCAGCGATAGCAATGGACGTATCTTATTTAGATAAGTACAAAAAACAAGGAGTGTGATTATGTACTGGTTCAAAAATGCAATTATTTACCAATTAACAAAACAAATAGACTTTGAAAGTATCGAAAAACAACTCAAAGAATGTGAATTTACTCCGTGTGGCTCAGCAGACGTTAGCCATTTCGGTTGGTCTGCTCCGCTCGCCACCAGCGAAAACTTAGCTCATCAAGCGAACGGAAAAATCTTACTTGTAGCTAAACGAGAAGAGAAGATTTTACCAACAGAAGTTGTAAATCGTGAACTCAATAAACGAATCACTGCACTCGAAGAAAAAGAACAGCGAAAATTAAAGAAAGTAGAACGATCATCTTTAAAAGATGATGTGATAGCCACCCTACTTCCGCAAGCATTTTCTCGTATCAAAACGACCGCACTTTACATCGACACGTTGAAACAACTTATCTTTGTTGATGCAGCATCAAGTAAAACAGCCGAAGATGCACTTGCACTTTTGCGCAAATCTCTAGGTAGTTTGCCAGTAGTACCGTTGGCGTTTAACTGTGCGCCGTGTGAAGTGATGACAAGATGGGTTACAGATACCGCGCCAGATTGGCTCATCTTGCGCGAAGAAGTAGAGATTAGAGAAAAAGAAGATTTAGGCATTATCCTCTGTAAACAAAAAGATGTTGAAGACGAGGACATTATAGAGCTTGCAAAAAATGGCTCAGTATCAAAACTCGCGCTTGAGTGGGAAGACAACCTTAAATTTATCTTAGTTGAAGACGGTACGCTGAAACGATTGAAGTTTGACGACAATATCACCGAGAAGAACGATGACATTGTAAAAGAAAATGTGACAGCTCGTTTTGATGCAGATTTTATCTTAATGACGGCGACACTGTCCGAACTTGTTAAAAATCTGATTAATGAGTTCGGCGGCGAAAAAGAACGTTTATAAACAATTTCCACCAACAACAGCCCTCACTACGAGGGCTTTTTATTATCCAAATTAGTGAGGTTAAAAAATGAAACATCCACTGTGGTGGAGAGAGCGTAATTGCGAGGATGTAGTATTAGCAAATGCGCTTAAAAACCTTAAAAGAGTTATTGCCGATAAGTTACCGAATGGTCAAAAGCACGAAATTAATCAATTTATTTGGGATCATCTTGAAGATCTAACTAATTTATTGATTAATGGCGCAAGTATTGAATATGTCAACCTAAGCAAGTTTGAAAAAGTTAAATTAGACGATCCTTTTTGTCGACTTGTTGATGTGTATTTTCGCCACACGACTAAAGGCGGATTTACTGGTGACGAGTGGGCGGGCGACATTGCATTTGTGATTGATAACCGCGTATGGATGTTTCATTTTTATAGTTAATCAACACGACCGCACCGTAAAAGTGCGGTTAATTTTTTAGGTGAAGAATGAACGAAATTAATATCAATATCCCATATTCAAGATTTTCCGATATTTTCGTGTGCTATTTTTATGTGCGGATGAATAGCGGTGATCCATCGGCTGTTACACGTGCGTTAGATGATGCTAAATACAGTTGGCTTATGTTTGGCTCGGAGTTGCGAAATGACATTATCCGAATGGCGGAATCAGCATACTATCCTGCGGTAGTTAATAACTACGTAAATAATTTTATTGAGTGGGCCAAAAGTCAATTTAATGCACCGCAAGATTATAACACAGCAAGACCACTGCTTGATGTGTTGCCGGTGGTGGATTTAAAACTGCGGAGAGATAAAAATGCTGACATACGGCTCAGTCTGTTCAGGGATTGAGGCGGTAAGCGTTGCGTGGAAAGGCTTGATGACGCCACTTTGGTTTTCTGAGATAGAGCCATTTCCGTGCGCCGTGCTTGCTCATCATTATCCCGACATCCCAAATCTTGGCGATATGACCGCCTTACCTCAAAAAATTATAAACAGAGAAATCCCCCCCCCTGATGTGCTTGTTGGTGGTACGCCTTGCCAAGCGTTTTCGATCGCCGGTTTGCGAAACTCGTTAGATGATGAGCGCGGAAATCTCACGTTAACTTTAATACATATATTAGAGGCTATTGATTATGTTAGATACCAAGACGGTAAGCAGCCGTGTGTTTTGTTGTGGGAAAACGTGCCAGGTGTACTATCCACCAAGGACAACGCATTCGGACACTTTCTGGCTGGATTGGCTCAAGAGCGCGAGCCATTACAACCGGCAGGGGCAAGATGGGCAAACTCTGGTTATGTGCATTCAGCCCGCACTATCGCGTGGCGAATCCTCGATGCTCAATACTTCGGAGTTGCCCAACGACGCCGTCGGGTGTTTGTTGTGGCAAGTGCTGGACCGCGAAGTGTCGCCCAGATACTCATTGAGCGCAAAAGCTTGTGCGGGGATATTGAGACGGGCGGAAGCGCGGAAAAAAACATTACCGCCTACACTGAAAGTAGCTTTGGAACGTATATCAGATCCGCAGTGGGGGGGGTAGTAACTGCTAGTGGTGGTGCGCTTGGTGGCGGGTCGGAAACGCTTGTAGTCCACGGCACGCAAGATCCGATAATATCATCCACCACCGCGCATTGCTTAGGTCGTAACGGCGGGCAAGAAAATATCTTATTTGATATCGCTCACCGCTCCGACGTAGTACGCATACAAGATGATGATACTACGCCGACACTAACGGCGCGCATGGGGACTGGCGGTAATAATATCCCTTGCATTGCTCTTGCTGGTAACACTATCGGTAGACAACCGCACAATGGCGGTAACGGTAACGGATTTGATGATAGCGGGGTAAGTTATACATTAACCGCTACGGATACTCACGGTGTATTTGATAGCGTAACAGTGCGCAAACTCACCCCACAGGAGTGTGAAAAATTACAAGGATTCCCTCCTGGTTATACACAAATCCCGTATCGCAATAAATCTGCGAGTGATTGCCCCGACAGTCCGCGTTACAAAGCTATCGGCAATTCGATGGCGGTACCTGTGATCAAGTGGATTGGGGAACGATTAACAAACTATTTAGGAGAAATAAAATGAAAGAATTTAATTTAGATGCAGCTTTAAATGGCGAACCAGTAAAGCTCGCCTGTGGAAGAAAGGCATACATACTTTACGATTTAAGTAGATACCCTGAATTATTAAAACACGCAAACAGAAAACCTTTAAATGGAATTGTTATGTCTTACGATAAAGAGAATGAATGCTACCCTAATAACTAGCTCTTAGATGGTAAGAATTCATGTCGCCAAGATAATATTATCGGAATGTGGGAAGAACCAAAACCACAAATTAAAATTGAAGATTTGCCAAAGACGTTCACTCCTGAATTTGGCGAACGTTTTTATTATATATATGGCGGTAGAATTGAAAATTTAATACTGAATATTAAGAGTTATGACGAAGAATTAATTGACAGTGGTAACTGCTTTCGTGCAAAACAAGATGCTCAAAAATGGCTTGATTTTATGAAGAGTATGATGGAGTAAGTATGAGTGAGAAAGTTTATGAGTTTAAAACTGTTATGGATTTTTTACAGCTAACAGAAGAACAATTTAAACGTTTTTTGCCTGATTTTGCTAGTTGGTTCGCTATCCGAAAAAAACTTCAAGCAGAACAAGTCGCACTCAATGATAGATTAGGAGGTGTTTTAAAAATCACTCCCGAGCCTGTTATTAAGTGGATAGATGATGGCAAAGTTGGAGAAGTAAATTACATTGTAGCAATTAAACAAAGCGGAGACCGAGAATGAAAGGATTTACAGAATGGATATTATATCTATTAACTGGCGCTTTCGTCATTGCGATGGCTGGAGCTGGAATAGGGTTATTTTTTGGCGTGGCGTGGAAAGCGTTTTGTTTGGTGGTGTGATATGGGAAAAGTAAAAATAACGAAATTATTTTGTGATAGATGTGGCAATGAAATTATGCCATTAAGTAATGATAATCCTGAATATTTAATGACAAGTTTATATGTCAAAAAGAATTGGGGTGTAATAGGTACAAATGGAAATGCTGGAGGCATTGACGAAAAACAAATTGACCTATGCAAAGAATGCACTTGTAAGCTAAATCATTTTTTGTCTAGCCCTGATGTTACAGAAACATCTACAACAAGGGGGTAAACATGACTGCACCATCTTTAGCCTATCAAGATGCAATGAATGGCATTGCTATTTTATATGATGCATTATCTAGTGCGGAAAACGAGTTAGATAAATTAAAAAATCCATGGGTTAAATGTAGCGATAGATTGCCCGAGCCGTTTGATACGAGCGAAGAACTACGCAACTCAAGCAATAGACACTTAATTTATTATACCGAGGATGGCGAAAATTGGTTTGTTGATTTCGGGTGGTATTTATACGGTGATAGAAGGGAATCAGATGGCAATTTAATGCCACCATATTGGGAGTTAGACAATATAGGGTTATCAAACGTGGTGATTGAAGTTTCACACTGGCAACCACTGCCGCAACCACCAATAGACTAA